CGCTGGGACGGCTGGCTCGACGAGGCCCGCCACAACACGCTGGACGTTGAGCGCTGCTGGTCGCCGGCCGAGCTGGAGGACGCGGGGCTCGCCGTGATCCAACCGGCGATCATCCCGCCCGGCAAGGTGCCGGTCGGCGGGCCCGTCCTGGTCGATGACGACGGCGTGCCGCGCGAGAGCTATCAGCTCGAAGACGTTCCGCAGCCAGAGCCGAGCCTTGCCGAGTATGCCGCCATGCGTCGCTGGGAAGCCGAGGTTGGTGGCACAACCTGGTCGGGCTGGTCGGTCCACACAGACCGGGAAAGCCAGGGCAAGATCGTTGCCGAGGTGCTCGCGATCGAGCGCGGCGAGCGCCAGGATGGCGACGCGTGGAAGTTCGCCGATGGCGAGTTCCGGGCGCTCACGAATGCCGACATGGAGGCGCTGGCGCTGGCGGTGCGGACCCATATCCGCGACGCGTTCGCGATCGAGGCACAGGTCCTGGCGGACATCACGGCAGGGGCAATCACCACCACCGCGCAGATTGATGCTGCTTTTGCGAACGGCGGTTCATGACAGCGGCTATCTCATGCCCGATCGTCAGCAGGGGATGCGGCCGAATCCGGGGCGAGACTGTTCTGCACCGGTAGCGGCATCAACGTAGAAAGGTGGCGGCGCAGAGCATCCGCTGCATCGCTGGCCACCTTTCGCAGTTCGGCAACGTGATCCCCTTTTTTTGTGCTCAGACTGTTGGCCGCCGCGGCCAGCCGCTCGCACTCGCGGAGGACGTTGTCTCTCAGATCGAGAGCCGCGCCGTCCGGTTGCACGCGGGACATCGCGTTCTCTAAATGCATCCTGGCACTATTCAGGAGCCTGCTGCCGCCGCCCATGGGCATCATGTAGATTTCGGTCTTCAGCAGATTGAGGTCCGAATCCGACGGACATTCAGGCATAGTACCTCCTAGCGGGACCCGCGCGCTGCGGGGTGTCGGCCGGAGAACGGCCCAACCGACCCGGGAGTTCCAAGCATTCAGTCCAGTTGGGCCGCTGTGTCAAGCTCCACCTGCGTCAGCGGACGGCCTCGCCGTTGCGCCTTCGAAAAAAGGCCCCGGACGCGCGTCCGGGGCCTTGCAGTTTGGCTGTCTCCCTACCGTTCCCGTCGATCAGTCCGCTGTCAAGCACCTGTCGATCGAGGGACGATATGCCCATCTCCGAATATTTCCACGGCACGCGCGTCTTCCAGGCGGGTCAGACGACGCGGCCCGTCTCCGTCAACGAGTATTCCACGCTCGGCGCTGTCGTGGTGGCGCCAGCCGCAGACCCGGAGAAGTTCCCGCTCAACGTGGTGACGACCATGTTCACCAACGACACCGAGATGCGCACGGCGCTCGGCGCCGGCGGCAACGTCGACGCGGTGCTCGATGCTGTCGACGACCAGGGCGTCGTCGCCGAACTGCAGGTCGTGCGCGTGGCCGAGGGCGACGGGGCGAACGACCAGGACAAGCTGGAAGCGACCATCGCGAACATCGTCGGCTCGGGCGCCAACAACTCGGGCGTCCATGCCTTCAAAGAGGCTTCGAAGCCCGCGAAACTCGTCTTCGTGCCGGGCTACACCAGTCAGCGCCTGGGCAATGCCAAGAACCCGGTGGCGGCCGAGTTGACGGGCATCTGCAACCGCCTGCGCGGCATCAAGATCCTCGATACGCCGGACACGTCGAGGGAGGCGGCCGACACCTATCGCTCCGACTTCGCCGACGACAAGCGGGCGTACCTCTTTCACCCGTCCGTCAAGGTTCTGGCCGGTACGCAGATCATCAACCAGCCGGGCTCGGGCCGCGTCGCGGGGCTGTTCGTCAAGCGTGACCGGGACATCGGCGGGCCGTGGGAAAGCCCGTCCAACCAGACGATCGGCGGCATCCTCGGCCCGTCGCGGCCGATCAGCTACTACACCGGCGAGCCGGACAGCGAAGCCAACTGGCTGAACGAAAAGCGTATCGCCACGATCCGCGCCGGCTCGATCCTGTGGGGGAACGAAACCTGCGCGCAGGATCCGCTCGACCGCTTCGTCAACGTGGTGCGCACCACGGACGCCATCGACGACGCGGTCATCAACGCCTTCTATTGGGCGCTCGACCGCAACCTGTCGGTGCCGCTCGGCGTCGCCGTCATCCAGTCGCTCGACAACTTCCTCGACGAGCTGAAGGCAGTCGGCGCGATCCTTGGCGGTCGGGCGTGGTTCGAGCGCCCGCTCAACACGAACGAGAGCCTCGCCTCGGGCATTTTGCGCGTCGAGTACGACCGCGAGCCCGCCGCGCCGCTGCAGGATCTGCAGTTCGGCGCCCGTCGCAACCTCACCTACTACGCCGAGCTGGCCAACGGCATCCTGCAGACGCTGGAGCGGCAGGCGGCCTGACGGCGCGGGCAACGGAGACCTCCCATGGCGAAGCTTCCCTTCCTCATCCTGCGCGCAGCCAATCTTCTGGCCGAGGACGCCAACGGCCAGACGCTGAACGCTCACCTCGTGCTCGGGCGCACCAAGCTCCCTGTGCAGCGGGAGACATACGAGTCGTTTACGCCGGCCGGCGCCAATGGCGCCGTCGAGATCGCCACCTCGCGCGAGCCCTGCGCGGTGCCCTTCAAAATGCAGGGCATGCAGCCGGAGATGCTGGCGCTGTTCCAGACGCCCTTCGGCACGCGGCGCAAGTTCACCATCCTCGGCGCCCTCGTGAACGAATATGCGACCTCGGCGTCCGAGAGGGAGGTGCAGGTCATCGCCACCATGTACGGGCGCCTCAATGCCGAGACGGACGAGACCGAGGGCGGCGGCTTCGCCGGGACGGAATACGAGATCAAGTCGATCTCGAAATACGTCCTCACCATCGGCACCCGCGAGATCTGCCGGTGGAACGTCGAGCTGGGCGGCTGGGTCGACGGCGACGGGCAGGCCCAGCGCATCGCCAACATGATCGGGGCGAACCTCTGATGGCCGAGGACGATCTGACGCCCGTGAAGCCACCGCCAGGCTTCCCCGGTGCAACGCCCCAGCCGGCCGCACGCATCGCGCCGGCCGGGCCAGTCGTGGCGCCGGCGGATCCCGATCGCTGGTCGACCGTGGTGCCGCTGGACTATCCGCTCCTGGTCGATGGCGAACGGCTCGATCAGCTCACCGTGCGGGCGCTGTCGGGCATCCAGTTCATGGGCATCATCGTCGATGCGGGCGGCGACGAGGATGCCCTGCTCGATCTCGCCCGCGCGGCCATGGCCGGCGTGCACCCGGCCGTCGTCGCCGGCCTGCGCGACGACGACTACTTGCGCTTCGTGGCCGCCTGCCGCCCTTTCTTGCCGCGCCAGCTACGGGACGACCCGGACCTCGCCGACGTCGTGGCGCTGGCAGACAAAGCGATGGGCGAGACCGGAACCGAGGCCTGACGGCGTTCCCGGCCTTCGTCGCCGAGGTGGCGCATGTGCTGATGACACCTCTGCCCGCCGTCCTCGCCATGCGCGTGCCCGAGATCCTCATGTGGCACCACGAGGCCGCCCTGGTGACGCTGGGGGAGGAGGACTGACATGTCCAACATGCGCGTCAAGCTCTTCCTGGAGCTGGTGAACAAGCTGGCCGGCCCGGCCAAGCGGGCGCAGCGGGATCTTCAGGGGGTGAAGAAGGAGGCCGACCGCCTCGGCAAGACGCGCGGCGGCGAGCAGCTGGAGCGCGGGCTCAAGCGTGCCGGTAACGAGTCACGCCGTACGAAGCGCGAGGTCGCAGGCGTCGTCGCCGAGGCGAGGAAGCTGAACAACACGCGCGCGGGCAAGCGGCTGGCGGACGATCTCCGCAGGGCCGGCAAGGAGGCGGCGCGGACCCGTCAGGAGCTGGACAAGCTCAACAAGCGCCAACCCCGCAACCAACGGCAGTCGGGGGCGCCGAGACATGCGTCGGCAGCAGCCGTGGAGGAGCCGCCCGGCATCATCGCCGGAGGGCGCGGCGTTCTGGCCGCGGCAGGCGGCGTCTACGCCGCACGGCTCGCCACGGGTGCCACCGTCGGCCAGTCCATCTCTTTCGAGAAGGCAATGGCCGAGGTCCGCAAGAAGCTCGATGGCATGGACGATCCCGCCGAACTGGCGAAGATCGAAAGGCTGATCGTCAACGCAGCGATCGCCTATGGGCGCTCCCGCGAGGAGATCGCCGGACTCGTTGCTGAAGCGGGCGCCACCGGCGTGTCCAAGGAGGACATGCCGGAGTTCCTTCGAATCACCATGGCCGCAGCCACGGCCTGGGATGCGCCGGCCGACCAGACGTCGCAGGCGCTCGCAAAGATCCGCGCTGCCACCCAATGGACGAACCAAGAGCTGGAGCAGTTCGTCGACAAGGTGAACGCCCTTTCCGACTCTGGATCGGCGAAGGAAATGGACGTGGTCGAGATGTTCCAGCGCGCCGGAGCGGCTGCGAAAGCGGCCGGCGTCGAGTTCGACACCTCGCTCGCGTTCCTGACTGCGATGAACAACGTTGCGATCGTACCCGAGGTTGCTTCGCGGGGATTCGCAGCCTTCGCATCGACGCTTCGGACAGCACGTTCGGGCGGCAAGAAGAGAGTGGGCCAAGGCCTGAAGATGCTTGGGCTTTCCAGCGGACAGGTCGAGAAGGGCATGCGAACGGACGCCCTCAAGACCATGCTCGACGTGCTGGAGCGGCTGCAGAAGCATCCGGATCAGGCATCGGCTGCGATCAAGATTTTTGGCGAGGAGTGGTGGGACGAGATAGCTCGTGCCGGTCAGGCGCTGCCTGAGATCATGAAGAACCTTGAAATCCTCAAATCGCCGGCGAATTGGCAAGGCTCGGCACAGAAGAACCTCAACATCGAGCTAGGGACCACCGCCAATCACCTCGAACGCCTGAAAACGCTGGCCACGGAAGTCGGCGACCGCATGGGCCGCTGGGCGCTGCCCGGCATCAATGAGCAGGTCCAGGAGCTGATCGATCTCATGGGCCGCGTCGACGAGCGCGGCACGTTCCTCCAGCGGCTCATGACCAAGATCGACACGTATTACCGCGAGCGCGCGCGGCTCGAAGGGCGAATGGGTGAGAACGGTCTCATCCAGATCGAGCCCGCCGCAAACCTCGGTGCAGGCGGCAATATCGAGAACAAGCTTGAGGAAACCCTGCCCTGGCTGAGCGGGCGGAAGTGGAACGAGTGGCTCAATGACTGGGTCGGCGGCTCGGCCGAGGATGCCGAGGCGAAGGCCAAGGCCTCGGCCGAGGCCGATCACGCCTATGACAGCCGCTTCCGCGACCGCAAGGCCGTGCTGGCGCAGATCCACGAGCGCGAGCGGCGCCGCCGTGCCGCCTTCGACAAGCTGCAGGGGAACAGCACGCTGCATTTCGGCCCGTCCGGCCCCTTCGGCCAGGAGAGCCGTGGCATCGCCCCGATCGGTGCCGGCCATTGGCCTGGCGTCGACATCAACCTGGGCTCCACCATCACCCAGCAGCTGCAGGAAGCGGCCGACAGTGCCGTCGAGACCGGGGCCACCATCCGCTCGACGCTCGCCGGCACCAATCTCGCCCCGGCCGGGCAGGCGATGATGTCGACGCTCGCTGCCGGCATCCGGGCCGGCGGGGCACAGGCGGTTGCCGAGGCAGAGGCCGTCGCGCGGCGCGTGCAGGCCGTCTCCGGGCGGGCCGGCGGCGGCCGACCGGCGCCGATCAACGGCGCCCTTCACGACGGAGTCGACTGATGCAGATCCCGCTGCTCGCCCTCGGCCCGCATGTCTTTGCGTCCTTGCCTTTGTCGCTGCAGCGCCTGCGTGAGCGGACGGTCGCGAACTGGCCGGCGGTGGGGCGCTTCGGCGTCGGTCCTGCGCGGCAGTTCACCGGCCGCGGCGAGGACGAGTTCGAGATCGAGGGCCTCTACTTCCACCAGGACTTCGGCGGGCACGAGGAGTACCTCGCCCTCAAGGCGACGCAGTCGGCCGGCCAGCCGGTCGATCTTCTCGGCTGGGCGGCCGGCGGTGCGGCGGCGTCCGTGTTCGGCACCGTGGTCATTCTCGAAGTCGGCGCCGAGCATGAGTGGATCGGCGACAACGGCATCGGCCGCAAGGTCGGCTTCGACGTCAGGATCGCTCCCCTCGGTGGCGATCCTCGCTTCGGGGGGCTGTTCTGATGCGCGTCAAGGTGGAGCGAGAGAGCATGACCGTCGACCTCGTCGTCTGGCAGGCCTTCGGCCGGCAGGACGAGGGCCTTGTCGAGCAAGTGCTCGCCCTCAATCCCGATATCGCGGACGTCGGCATCATGTTGCCGGTGGGCATCGAGGTCGAGCTGCCAGAGCCGCAGGCGCGGCCGAGGACACGGCAGGACGTCGTGCGCCTGTGGAGTTGAGATGCCCTACGTCTTCAGCACGACGCAGCGCGGCTTCACGCCCGTCCTCATCGTGAAGGTGGACGGCCAGGAGGTCTCGGGCGGCTTCTATAATCGCCTGATCGAGGCGAGCGTGCGTGACGAGGCCGGCCAGAAGTCCGATCAGGCCACGTTCAAGCTGGACGATGCCGGCAATGCCCTGGAGTTGCCGCGCGAGAAGGCGTCGATCGAGCTCTATGCCGGCTGGAAGGAAACCGGACCGGCCCAGCTGATCGGGCTCTATGAGCTGCAGACGCTGAGCCTCGCCGGCGATGTGAGCGGCGGCGAGACCATGGTGCTACAGGCGAGTGCGGCCGACCTGCGGCGCAAGCTGAAGGGCGAAGGCCGGGAGCACTTCGAGAACACGACGGTCGGCAAGATCGTTGAGCGCATCGCCGGCCGCAACGGCCTCTCGGCCCGTGTCTCTCCCGAGCTGGCAGGCATCTCGATCCCGTACAAGGCCCGCATCGACAGCAGCGAGATCGACTTTCTGACGCGCCTCGCCGATGACCTGGGCGCCGTGCTGAAGCCCATGGGCAACGTCATCGTCATGGCGCCGCGCGGCATGGCGAAGTCGGCGAGCGGGCTGCTCCTGCCGGCCATCAAGATCGAGAAAAGCGACTGCTCGAGCTGGGAAGTGAACCCGAATGGCCGGGCGCAGTACGGCAAGGTGCGGGCCGCCTACATCGACCAGCGGACCGGCAAGCGCGTCATCGTCGACGCACCGACAGGCCTCGACGGCCCGGACTTCACCATCCGCGATCCGCTGCCCGGCCGGGAACAGGCCGAGAAGGCGGCGCAGGCCGAAGCCCGGCGCCTGACCCGCAACACCGGAGACGGCCATTTCGAACTGGCCCTCGGCCGCGTCGACGCCCAGGCCGAGGCCGACGTCATCGCCGGCAGCTCCTTCCGCAAGGAGATCGCCGGTGTGTGGCGCGCCGAGGCCGTCGAGCACACGTGGGCCGACGAGGGCTGGCACACCCGCATCGAGATCAAGGCGAAGGAGGACGGGACGTCGACGAAGGACGATGACGACGACTGAATGGTGACGTGACGGGGGAGCCCGAGGGCTCCGGCGGCCTACTTGGGGAAGTGGGGGACCGCCCGACGAGCATTGCACCACATCGCCCGCCACGACGGCCTTGGAAGGCCGCGCGCGCATGGGCGCTGATTCTGGGTCGATACACAATATGAATGCTGATCTGCAGACCGTGCGGCCGATCCGCCCGGTGGCCGCCTACATCGGCGGCAAGAAGCAGCTCTCGAAGCTGCTCGCGGACCTCATCGCCGCAACCGACCACACCACCTACTGCGAGCCGTTCGTCGGCATGGGTGGCGTGTTCTTCAAGCGCCATGCCGTGCCCAAGGCCGAGGCGATCAACGACCTCAGCCGCGACGTCGCGACGTTCTTCCGCATCCTGCAGCGGCACTACCAGCCGTTCATGGACATGCTGAAATGGCAGCTGAGCAGCAGGGCAGAGTTCGAACGGCTGCTGAGGCGGGAGCCGGACACGCTGACCGACCTGGAACGAGCAGCGCGATTCCTCTATCTGCAGCGCCTCTCATTTGGCGGCAAGGTAGCCGGTCGGGTGTTCGGCATCGACACCCAGGCGCCGGGCCGATTCGACGTGCGCAAGCTGGGGCCGCTCTTGGAGGCGGCACATGAACGCCTCGCTGGTGTCTGGATCGAGTGCCTGCCGTGGCGGCAGTTCATCGAGCGCTGGGACCGTCCGGGCACGCTGTTCTATCTCGACCCGCCCTATTGGGGCACCGAGCACTACTACGGCCGGGAGCTGTTCGGGCGCGACGAGTTCACCGAGATGGCGGCCATTTTGAGGGGCCTTCAAGGCCGTTTCATCCTCACGCTCAACGACGTGCCCGAGGTCCGGGCGCTGTTCTCATGGGCGCGGATCGAGACGGCCGAATTGACCTACACGGCGGGTGGGAATGGTGCGGCCAAATCCGTGCGCGAAGTGGTCATCCGAGGGCCGTCGTGAGGGCACGGCGCGCGCTCGCATGTGATGTTGCGCAGAGTCGCACGCGATTTTGCGCGCTACAGTGGAAGAGCTGCAAATTCGGATGATGGGATCGAAACGGACGCTTCGGGCGCGAAGGCGGCAGGCGCAAGCGTTCGCAGATTGGTCCGAAGTGGCGCGCCCAAGGGGACTCGAACCCCTGTTTTCGCCGTGAAAGGGCTGCGTGCAAGTTGCAAAAACGCATTTTCGCCTTATAAATCAACAATCTGCCATAACTGAAACGCGCAAAACGCGACAATCAATGGCCAGTATCACAAGCCAAACTTCGCCAGGATCCGGTCGCCGATCTGGATGATTCCCAGCGACAGCGCGACCGCGATTCCGAACCAGCCCCACGCAGCCCCAATGTCGGTCCACTCGAACGCGCCGACCGCTGCGGCGGTCGTCTCAAGCAGCTTCTCGGCCTTCTCCATTTCGCTTCCCCTTCTTCTTCTCGATCGACTTCGCGAGGTACTCGGCCGAGTGGTGGCCGTAGACCCGTTCGACAGTCGGCACCGTGTCGCCGAGCAGGCGCGCCACGTCGTAGATCGACACCCCGTCCATGAGGAGATGCGTCGCGCGGGTGTGACGCAGAATGTGCGGGCTCGCCTTGATGCCGAGGCTCGCGCACAGCTTCACGAAAGGGCGATAGAGCGAAGTCGGGGTGCCGAGCACCCAATCGGTCGCCCTCTTCTCTGCGACGTGCTCCTGGTGCAGACGCTCCAGTGTCGGCCGTAGCTCTGCATCAATAGGCACGATGGGGCGCCGCTTCTTGGTCTTCCGCTCGCCCACCTTGGCCAGATGGATCTTGCCCTCGGCGAGCCTCACCTGCGACCATTGGAGCGTCTCGACGGCGCGCTTGCGGCTGGCCGTGTAGTAGGCGATCTCGATGAAGTCGGCGAGCCGACCAGTGGCTGCGGCGCGCAGCATCGCCAGCTCCGCATGCGTCAGCCACGGGGCCTCCCCGCTCTCCTCTGTGTCGCGACGATCGGACGGGTATTCGAATTGCGGGAGCTGGTCGACGGTGATGCCGGTAAGCCGCTTCCATTTGATGGCGTGCTCGACCGCCGCATGCAGAGTTACCAGCTCGCGCCGAATGGTGCTGTCGCTGCCCTTCTTGTTCTTGCGCCGCTTGCCGCCGCCGATCGTCCCTGCCCGGCGGGCCGCCGTGTAGGCCCGGCACTTCGGGATGTCGATGTCCGTCACGAGGTCTTCCTTGAAGAAGGCCTTGAGGTGACGGATGGCATTCTCCTGGCGGGTCGGGTCGGCGACGTTCGGCCGCCCCCGGTCGTCCAGCGCGTTGACGTGCTCGCGCCAATAGTCGTCGAGTGCCTGCTTGATCGTCAGGCCAGCATTTCCTCGACGCTCGGCAGCGGGGCGCAGGACGTCTTGCCCTTCCGCGAGGAAGGCAGCGAAGCGAGTTTGCGCTTCGTCCGGGTCGCGCGTGCGAAGGCTGAGGCGCTCAACTGACGTCCGCTTCCGGCCGGCAGCATCGACGCTGCTGACGCTCCAGAGGACGTAGTAGACACCGCCCCTGGTGTCGACCCAGGGGAGATCCCGTTTCGCTCTAGACATTTGGATTTCAGCTCCTCAACGGTCTCGGGCGAGTATCGAGCGTGGCCGCCGAGGGTGATGGAATCCGGCACGAGGGCACCCCTGCGGACCCACGACTGCACCGTGCGAGTGTCAACCCCGAGCGCGGCGGCGACGTCCTTACTTGTCAGTAGGCTCATCCGACTCTTTCACCTTTCGAATGATCTCCAGCGCCGTCTCCCACGGCACCGTGCTGTTGACGCGCAACCAAACGCGACCGTCGCCGAGATCTTGCATCGACACCGGCGAGGCTTTGGTGTTGACCGACGCGACGCCGCGGGCCGGGATAAGATCGGCCGGGTTGACACCGAGCGTCTTCGCCAGCGCGTGCAGATGCTCGGTGCGCGGCAGGGTCACTGCGCGCTCGTAGGCTGAGATGTTGCTGCGGTTGAAGTCGGTTCCCGCCGTCATGTGCTTGGACGCATGACGGGCAAGCTCCGACTGGTTCCATCCCTTGGCGCTGCGAAGCGCCTGGAGGCGCCGAGCGAACTCCTTACGCGCATCCAGGGACGATACCCCCTCGGACGGTTCACTCGTCGGGGGCGGGTTTATGTAGTGTTTGGCCATCCTCTCCTCGTGCGGAAATGTCAAAAATCGCGTTTTCGCGACAAACGCGAATATAGACATTAACGCGCACGGGCACAACTGAGCCGCTCAACCGAAGGGGCCGAGCCTCGCAAGTTCGGCCAGCGCCATCTCCGCCTTCTTCGGATCGAGGTAAGCGCCTGATCCCAAATCCTTTTGCAGATACGCGTTGCGCAGGAAGAAGCTGAGGTTCTCCTGCGGCGCGGGCGTCGATTCGGGCGCGTATCCGCTTGCGGATGTCGGGAATTGAGAATTATGTGCGAAAACTGCAACAGGAGCGCTACCCGGAATCTCGCGGCGGGAGCCTATCGGCTCGACATGCCACGGCTCATGAGCCATCGGGAAGTGCAGGCCGAAGCGATTGGCGTTCTGGTGGACCCACTGCCGAACCTCGTCGTAGATCGGCGTCCCCTTCTGGCCGTAGCCGAGGTCGACCGCCATGCCGAAGTTGTGCCGGCTGCGGCCGGGCGGTGCGACCCACTTCCGCGCCGCCTGCTCCGAGCCGTACTTGGCGAGCGCCTGGTCAAAGAGCTGCGCCTGGCGCTCGGGGCTTCGATAGCCGCTGTTGATGCGGAGGTTCTGCCGGACAATGTCCGGCGCCTCGGCGAGCAATCCCGTGAGGCCGCGCATCAGCGCCTCTTGCAGCCGGAGGTGGCTGACGTCCTGCCCAGGAGCGAGGAAGTTGGCGAGGTCGATGTTGGCCACGGTCTACCTCCTCACCGGCACGCGTCGAGCTTCTGGTAGTGGCGGTCGAGATCGATCACCCACGCCGCCGCGCTCGGATCCGTGCGGCCAGCGCTCTCCAGAGCGTCGACCACCGCGGAGGGCGGGCCGGCAAGCGGCGGGCACTCAACGCTTCGACCTGTCGCGCAGGCGGCCAAGGGAAGCGTCAAAATCAACACGCTCGCGATCAACCTCATCCCACTTCTCCCGCATCGCATCCGTCTTCTCGCGCTGCGCGAGGCGCTCCTTGTAGGCGCCGGCCCGACGCGCCTCGACCACAATGGTGACGAGCAGCGCGACAGCGATTCCGATCCAGATGGCGAAGTCCTTCGCCTTGCCCCACAACCACGCCAGCGCCGCCGTCATGCCGCCCTCACCCGCTTCCTGATGAAGAACCAGAGCCCGACGCCGAAGCTCGCAACGATGACGACCGCAAGCGCCCACTGCACCGGCCCGCTGCCGGCGAAGAGCGCGCCAAGGGTCGACAGGATGCCGGCGCCCCACGACACCGTCTCCTTGTCCACGACCGGCGGCTTGTCGGGCTGCGGCTCGACGGTGTTCGAGCAGACGAACGAGCCCTTGGCCCACAACCCGGCCTCGGCCGCCCGGCGGTTGACGAGCCCCTGCACGCGCTGCCCCTTGACGTGCACCCACCGGGCCAGCTCGCCCGGCACGGCGTCGTGCTGCCCGGCATTGAGCTTCCTGAGCAGGGTCGACTTCTCGAAAGCCCCGACGCCGATATTGAAGACGAAGGACACCAGAACGGCGAACTGGTTGTCGGTGAGAGGCACCTTCACCAGGCGCTCGACGGCGGCCTCGGCCTCGCGCAGGTCGTGCACGAGCATCTCCTCGGCCATCGCCTCCGTGATAGTGAGCCCCTCGCGAACGGTGAGCTTCTCGTCCGACGTGTGGCCGTAGCCGATCGTCCAGATACCGCCCGAATCCCGATAGGCCCGCAGCCGCAGGCCCTCCCACTGTTTGATGAGCCGGAGCCCTTCCGCATTGACCCTACGTGCCATCCTCAATCCTCTTCGTTGGTGGCACGGGCGGCGCTGGCGGTGGCGAGAAGGCGTTGCAGGCGGCCGTTGGCCGCCGGGGCGTCGAAGTTCCGCACGTCCTTGCGGAGCAGGTAGACGGCCACATCAGGGTCGGTGGCCATCATGAGCTTGAGGGCGTTGACGCTCTCCTCGTTGGTCGGGATGTTCGACAGGAGCAGCCGCGCCTTTTTCATGATGCTGCCGCCCTGGAGGGCGCCGTAGCGGATGCGCACGGCCATTTCGAGCGGCCGGAGGAAGTTCCCGAAGCGCTCGCCCGTCTGCGAGCCGGGGAGCGCCTGCTTGCCCATGGTCGTGAAGCTCTTGAGCAGGCTGTGCGCCTGCTGGAGCGCGTTCATCTGCTCCGGCGTCAGCACCTCGGCCAGCGCTGCGCGGTTCTTCTCGAAGTTCCGCGTGAGCTGCGCGTAGGTGGTCGCGAACTCGTCCGGCTTGAGCGCATCCGGCTTGGTGGTCGTGACACGCTCAAGCATCTCGTCGGCCACCGCCGCCCGGAAGCCACGGAGCGCCTTCTCGTTGCGGCCGAGGAGCTTGACGGCCTCGCGCATCCTCCCAACCGGGTCGTCGCTGTCGTTAAGGATGGCGCGCGCGGCACGCTGCGGATCCTTGTCCATCAGGATGCCGGCGGCGCTCCGATCGAGGTCGCGCTGCGTTGCGCCGAGCTGGCGCTCGGCCTGCCGGAGGCGGTCGAGCTGCTCCGTCGAGAGCTGGTCGCCGCGGCGCGCCCGCGCGATGATGCTGTTGACCTCCCGCTGCGCGGCCGGGAACTCGCGCAGCACCGAGGCATTACGCGAAGCCCAATTCGACACGGCCTGCCAGTTGAGACGGTTGCTGCCGGACAGGGCGATGTTCGCCACCTCGCCGAGCAGGTAATCCGTCGCGGCGCCCTCCCCCCGCTCGCTGATGACGCGCCGGAGCGACGCGACCTTCTCGGGGCCGCTGCCGAGGAAGCGCGACGCGGTCTGCGACGGCGGCGGTTCGCGCCCCCGATCAATCTCGCGCGTGAACTTCGCCATCTCGTCGGTCGGAGTCGGCCGGTAGCGGCCGGCGAACTCGCGGTACGTTTGGTTGGCCTCGGCGTAGCCGGGCGCCTCCTCGATGGTCCGGTTGATGGCGCCGCGCAGATCGCGGATGCCATCGGCCAGCTTGAAGTTGCCCCGCGTGCGCGCAACCTCCTCGGCAGTGCTGAGCGTCTTACGCAGCTCGGCCAAGTCGCCACCTGCTGCCGTGCCGGGACCGCCGACATTCACCTCCTCTACGCGGGTGATCGGCCGGCCGCTCTCATCGAGGACCGGGCTTGTAACCGTCCGCTGTCGAATGTCCGGTGCGAGAGCCTCCAGCCGCTCGACGAAATCGCCGGGAAGTTCCTCACGTTGGCGGGGATTGAGCGCATTGACACGCTCCCGCACGCGCTGCGCAGCGGCAGTCACGCTGTCGGCTGGGAGTTGCTCAACGCGCCCCGGCGCCTCGTCGAACTGGCGGTTCTTCTCGGCGCGCGCGGCGGTGTAGTCCTCGACGACCGACTGGTGCAGCCGGCCGCTGGCCTCATCGCGGGCCGCGCGCGAGGCCAGCGGCACCTGCGCACCGCGGTCGGCGGCCTGCGCCGTCTCGACTTCCCGCAGCCGGCCGCGCTCGCGGTCCACCTCCCGTTGTGCCTGGTCGAGACGCGTCTCGCCATAGCGCTGTGCATACTCCCGCGCGGCCTGCGGGTCGGCCGTCTCGTCGCGGATGGAGCGCACACGCTCGCTCGCGGCGCCCGAGACCGTGTCATCCCTGTTGATGAAGGGCGCGCGATTCGTGACGCGCTGCTGCCCTTCCAGGCCGGCCAATCCGACGTTGTCGGCGATGAGCCCGGTTGTCGGCACCGGCAGGCCGGCAGCGCGGAACTCGTTTGCCCGATCCTCGATCGTCTGCGCGGCGCGCTCCGGCGCTGCACCAGCCTGGCGCATCGGGAGCCCCTGCCGGCTGGCGTCCTGCACCTCGCGCGCCACCTGCTCGACGTCGGCCCGGTTGAACGACTGGCCGGTGAACGGATCGGGCGCGAGGTTCGTGTCAGTCGACCGGCGCAATGCCGCAGTCCGTGCGGCGCTGCCGAGGCCGCCTACGCCCTCGGTGAGGCCGACTCCGCCAACGGCACCGACGAACGGCGCGAGGATCTGAACAATACCCTTCAACCACGGCGGGGCATCCTGAACTGTCTCGCTGCGCTCCACCTGGCCGGCGGCGGTCTGCGCACCGGCGCCCCCCGCGATGTCGCCGACGATCGTCCGGGCCGGACTCGAGACGTAGGGTTCGATCAGCCGCTCGGCCGCCGGGGGCGCGATGCGCTGACCGCCTTCCCGCGCCGCCACGAGGGTGGGCGCCGCGCGGGCGAGCGGCGCGGCGGTCGCCGCCGCGGCGGTGCCGCCTCGGGCCGCATCGTACAGGACACGCTGACCGGCCGGCATCTCCTGCGGGTCCACCAAGTCTATGCCCGCGCTCTCGACAAGCTGCGACGCCCTGTCGGCGATGGCGTTCGACCCGATCGGGCTCGGGCCAAAGCGGAAGTCCACGCTGCCACCGAACGGCCGGGCTGCGAGGTCCGCGCCGCCGAGCAGGATGTTGGCTGCGAAATTCGACAGGTCCGGCAGTGCGCCCGCCGCGTCGGCGAGGCCACGGCCGACCGCCTGCGTGCCGAACAGAAGCGACTTGGCCGCGCCCGGCGGCTCAATGGGAGCCTGCGCCGCCGCAGGCGGGGGCACCTGGTCCTGCCAGTTGACCTGCGAGTCGCCGAGGGAGATCGGCGGCGCGGGCTGAGCGCCCGGCGCCGGTTGCGGCGCAGCCGCCGGGGCCTGCGCCACGGGCGTGCCGCTCTGTTGCGGGCCGCCGAAGGCGCGCCGCATGGCGTCGGTGATCACGTCGTCCGGCGTGCCATCGGGAAACTCGACGATGCTGCCGTCAGGGGCCTCGATCTCGATCATTCGATCTGCCCCGTTGCCGGGTTGTAGCGGCGACGGCGCGGCTGATCGCCGGCCGGCGCCGGGGTTGTGCCGACCGTGGGGTCGCCTGCGGGTGCCGCACCGGCCGAGGCGCCGGCTCCGCCGGACAGCGCCCGCTGCGCCGCATCACGACTGGACGTGACCAGGTCGAGGATCGTGCGGATCTTGTTCTCGTAGGTGGTCGGGCCGGTGAGCCAGCTCGACGGCGAGCCGACCATCTGAATGACACGCTGGATGTCTTGGTCGCTGGCGCCCCGCCCGGACTGCCCGAGGGCCTCGGCAACCTTGTAGACGAGGAAGCCGTTGAGCGTCTCGATGCTGTTGAGGTTCGGGTTGAACAGTTCGGGGAGCAGCGTCTGCGCCTGCGGGCCGAGCGTCTGCACGAGATCCTGGCGCGCCCGGTCGATCTCCCCGACGAGCTGCTGTTGCCCCCCGAACACCGTCGCCACCGAGCCGAAGACGTCGGTCGCGTCCTGCAATAGGCGGCGCGTGTTGCCGGTCGGGCCGACCACCGCGGGGTCTTTTGCGAGAATGCCGAGGATCTGGTTGCCGACCTCCAGCGCCGAGTTCGCGTTGATGACGCGCGTCTGGAGGTCGCCCTGCACGTTCGGCCGCAGCCCGACGTCGTTCGCGGTGCCCTGCGCGTTGGCGATATAGCCGCCGGCCGGCAGCGGCTGGCCGCTGCGCGCGTCGGTGACGCCGTCGTAAGTGATGAAGCTTTGGCCCCCGGCGACGTAGTTCCGCGGCGTCGGCTGCGTCTTGCTCTCCGCGCCAAGGATGCGCTGCTCGGCCGGCGGCAGCGCGCCGACGTTGCCGAAGTTCTGCGCGAGGAAGCCGCCCCGCACGTTGGACTCGGCCGCGAGCGGCATCTGCCCGATAGCGTCCTGCGTCCGAGCAATGCGCGGCCCTTCCGGCGTCATGATCTCGGTCGGCTTGTTGTTCAGCTCGAATTGCGCTCGCGCCATCGCGGCGTCGTTGGCCAACCGCTGCTTCTGGATCTCGGTCGCCTGCCCCTGCGCGAAGCCGGTCGGCGTGCTGCTCCAGGCGCCTCCCGCACCGAGGAAGGCGCGCGACCGCATCAGGTCGTCAACGTCGGGGGCCACCGCCGTGACGCCGCGAATGGCGTCGCCGACGTGCTGCGGGTTGATGCCGCCGCGCAGTGCGGTTCCGTAAAGGTCGGCCACGCTGCCGCCGGGCTTGAAGCCGGACATGAGCGTGCCGAGGGCCGCCGCGGCCTCGTTCTCGCGCATCAGCTTCTCGGCCGTACCGCGCTTCGCGGCCACCGTGGCGTCGTCCGGCGCCGACATGAGCACCTTGAGCAGGCTGCTCATGGAATCAGCCACCGGCGAGAGGACACCGGGAATGCGCTGCGACGGCATCTGTTACCTCACCCGAACCAGCCGCGGCCGGCGCCGTAAGCGAAGAGCTGGCCGCCGGAGCGGAGCACGTCGCCGAAGCCGGACGGCTGCTTGAAGGCTGCGTTCCTTATGGACTCCATGCGGGTCGGGAAGAGGCTCGCCGACACGTTGGAGAAGTCGTTCACGGTGCTGATGCCGCGGGCGCCCTGCGTGAGGCCGAGGCTGTTCGACAGCATGGTTCCTTCGCTGCCGAGGAGCTTTCCGAGGCGCGTCGCATCCGCCTTGCTGCGGTCCATGGCCTTCGTCATGGCGTCGGCAAGGGTCTGCCCGACGATGGTCGGCGCCGAACCGGAGATCGGCGGCGTGTAGTTCGGCGCGTTGGATTCCAGGTTGTCGACGAGCGCCTGCGTGCGCTTGTCGGTCTCGCCCTGCTGCGTCGCCTGCTGCTGTTCCGGCGTGAAGCGCTGCATCGTGTTGCCGAAGATGTCGGCCGCTTCCTGCTGGAACTTGCGCTGCTTCTGTATCTCCTGGTCCGTCGCGGCGAGGCGCGCCATCGCGTCACGCTGGCGCGCGCTGTTCTGCTCGCGAGCCGACATGACGGTGCCCGCGCCGCTGAGGGCCGCGGAGGCGAGCAGCGGGAGGACGATCTCCATTCCCATGGCTCATCACCCTCGCACGTAGCTCGAAGACGACCCCGACGCAGATCCGGGCGAGAAGCCCCCGCCGCCGAAGCCCTTCATGTTGTTCTGGTTCTTGCCGCCCTGATACGCCGCGTAGTTGCTGAGGAACGAGCCGAAGAGGTCGCCGATCGGCGACGTGGCCAGCGGCGTGTTGAGCGAGCCGACACTGGCGAGCGCCCGTGCGGAGGCCAGCGACGGGTCAGCCGCGGACGTGTTCAGGCCGTAGAGGTCCGACTTCGACTGCTCGATCGCCCCTCGACGCTCGTCGACGAGCCCCTGCGCCGAGCGCCCGAGGCTCGTGCGCTGCGTGTTGAGCGCCTCTTGCAGGTCGGCAAGCGCCTTCGCCCCCGCCGTGCTCTCAAGGCCGCCCGACTCCGCCAGGCTGTAGATCAGCTTCTTGCGGGCTTCCTCGTACTGCTTGTCAATCTGCGGGTTGTAGTAATCGAGGTAGTCCTGCTGGAGCTTGCCGTAGTAGTCGTCGTTGAACTGCGAGAAATTCTGGTCGATCGTCGACTGCCCCTGCCGGATGCGATCCTGCCGGGCGCGCTCTTCCTCGTCCAGTTTCACGTTGCGGGCGATTTCGGCGTTACGCGCCGCCTTCCCACTGCCACCGAGGCCCATCCTGAGACTCCTTCATCGTCAGGACACGCGTCGGTGCGGCGATCTCCGACCTAGTACGGCCGCCCGATCGGGAACCTAGCACCGGCTGTCCATTTTGTCGAGGTTTCAATTTTGCAACTCACGCAGCCAGCGATAGACGTAGAAGTCCTCCCCGTTGCGGCCGTAACGGCTGAGGACGGCCTCGCGCTCGGCCCCGAGGAACCGGAGCCATCGGTGCGCGTCACGCCGGCCGGCGAACGACGTCGTCTCGAAGCGGTGGATCGGCATCTTCTTGAAGGCGAAGGGGATGACGCGGCGCGCCCATTTGGCGATCGGCACGCGCAACTTCGGCAGGTCGTCGGTGGCTACCAGGAAGATGAACGCCACGCCGGGATGTTTTTCGTAACCGCCGCCGATGGCCACCGGCGTGCCGTCGTCGAGATGAAAGGACCAGCCGGCCCCGAGCGGCGGTTGCAGGACGACCTCAAGCTCCGCCTGAAGCGCCTCCGCTCCGCTGGCATGCCGGAGCATGCCGATCTCCCCGCGGTCGGCGGCCCTCATGTTGGCGAGCACGAACCGGAGGGCCTCCGTGGTGAGCGGGCGCACCCTCACTTCGCGGGCTCCGCGTTCTTGAAGTAGAGGGCGAACGACGAGAGCGTCGCCGGGCCGGCCGAGCGGCATTCGAACTTCGGCGCGAATACAGCCGCACGCCCGTTGAGGGCGATGTTCGGCTCCGAATAGGTCGACCCTTCGAGCTGGCCAGCGAGAATCACCTGGCGTTCGTCGTTCGGGTTGATGCAGACCTCGACCTCCCACAAGCCTTCGCATGCGATGTCGAAACCGATGATGCCCTTGATCTGCCCGAGGTTCCGGGCCGAGAGGAACGGGAGCCAGGCCTGCACGACACCCTGCCCCTCGTCCGGGTAGGTGTCGCCGTTCAAGCCGCCGTAGAGATAGATCGTGTCGCCGCTGCGCGCGTAGAGCTGATTGTGGATGCGGGTGAAGTCACTGACGACAAAGCCGGGCTCGTACACGCTCCACGCACTGATGTTGTTCTGGCCGCCGCCGGGGAAGTAGCTGAGGACAAAGATGCGCTCGCCGACAGCGAGCCAGTACCGGCCGTCGATCGGCTCGATGACGGCCACCGCGCGGCGCGCCGTGTCGGAGGAGACGGCGTCGAGCCACTGGCGGACATAGGGGTCGATGGCGTTGCCGACGTCGGCGACGGCGGCGTTGTCAGTGGCCGCGCGGGCGCGCACCGACCGCAGACCCGTGTCGTTCAGGTAGAAGACGTCGTTGTTGCCGTAGGAGACAACGGAGTGCGGCGCCATGGTGCCGCTGTTCTCCAGCGTGTGGACGAACGAGTTCTGCGCCGGGTCGACGGCCAGCTCCCAAATCCTGATGCTGTTGCGGCTGAAGATGGCGGCCCGGCCGTTGTACTCGGCGACGCAGACGAGGTTGTCCTGCCCCTCGTTCTGGTTCGCGAGGTTGATGAAGCCGGCGTCGTTGTCCTCGGTCGTGTTAGCAGGATCCCACACGGACGGATTGTTGAGCATGCAATAGCGCAGCAGGCTCCGCGACGTGCTCCAGAGCCGCTGCTTGAACACCCAACAGGTCCGGCCCGTGCCGGCGGCGCGACCGGTTGCCCGGTACTCGACACCGTTGACCGTCAACGAGAACATGTCGACGGGCTCAAACGTGCCGCCGAGCGTGGCGGTCACGACCTGCCGGACGGGGTCCACATGCGTGACGCCGCCACCAAGGACCGGATCATGGCTGAGCTGGATGTTCGTCCCGTGGGTCACGGCCACGGGGAGACCGTTGGGCGCAGCACCGGTGCCGGGCGCCGCATGGATCGTAACGACCGCCCCGGCGACGGTCGCATCATAGCCCGTCTGCGCCGCCGCGCTCGTGATGACCTGCTGGAGGCGGATAGCCGTCGCCTCCCTGGTCGCCGTCCACGGCACGGGCTCCGACAGCAGCTCGACGCCGTCGACCGTCACCGACGTGACCGCGTTGTCGGTGTCGTTCACCCCGTCGATGATCTCGATCGCGGCCGATGCGCGGACTTCGGGCACCTCCGACACGTTCGGCTGCACCGTCGTGATGGTGACCGTCTGGTCGTCGGTGCTCCCCCGGTCGACGGCACTGCCCGAGACCGTGAACGGCACCCCCGGCACCCGCGCCTGGAGCGTGATCGTCTGGCCGGCCGACGCGACCTGGACGGCATCATCCGCCGACACCTTCTCGGCCAGGAGGCCGGCGAGCGCCGCGAAGTTGGTGTTGGCGTCCGCGATCACATCCCAATCAGCCACGCGCGCGCCGTCGTAGAAGTGATAGACGTTGCCGTCGTCGAACTCGGCGATCACATAGAACTTGCCGTCGAACGTCTGAACATCGAGCACCTCGACCATGTTCGCGCCGGTCGCCTCGCAGCGCTGATACTGGACGCCGATGGGCATTGCGCCGGCCAGGTCGAGGGATCCGAAAACGAAGAGCTGCGTGTAGACGGACGCCATCCCGAAGGTGCCGGGCGGCAAGGCGTAGAAGGGAACGAACTCCTTCCGGCGCTCGATGTCGCCGCCGCGGCTGATGTGCCCGTTGACGAGGAGCCAGAGCGTGCCCGGCACGCCGGCCTTGCGCGGCCTGCGGCGGTCTAGTCCGAGCTTGAAGTCTTCAACCGCGAGGTAGGCCACCGGGGCACCTCACGTGCCGTGGCCCGAGCCGCCACCGCCGACAATGACGATTGCCCGGTTGGTGATGTTCGGCCACCCGCTGCCGGCGCCGCTGCCACGGCCCATGGCGTAGGTGCGCTGCTCGCTCTTGGAGTCCGCCTTGAGGGCCTCGAAGAGGTCTCGCGCGGCGGCGAGCTTCGCCTCGGCGTCCTTGTCCTCCTGCCGCATGAGCATCTCGGCCGCCGCGAAGAGGACGATAAGGTCGTCGTCGAGATCGGCGCGGTCGCTATCCTTGACGAGGGGCCGCAGGTTGCGCTTGCCCCACATCTGGATCCGCTGGTGATTGCTGGCCGGGACTGGCCACACCTCCATCTGCGGGATGCCAAACTCGGAATCGTAAACGTCCCACCGGCGGACGGGGTCGACGCGCTGGCCCTTCTCGCTGTTGAGGATGAGGTATTGCGCCGGCCCGATACCGCGGATCAGCGGCATGGGCTGCTCGTTCCACCAGACGACGATCTCCTGGATCTTGTCGTAGGAGAGCCCCTCGGGGAAATCGTAGTAGCGCTGGCCCTGCTGGAGCTGGATCGTGGGCTTGACCATGAGGAACGGCCAGTCCCACTTTGCGTAGAGCGTGTTCTGCGTGCGCCGGATGATGCGCTTGAGCGCCGGCACGTCGTCGTTGCCGACCGACATGTCCGTCGATCGGCCGATCTCCTCGCGGAGAAACCCGACGAGTTCAATGAGCTGCGTGCCGCGCGGCATCGGGCGTTACCCGAGCATATCCTCGGCCGCGGGCTCCGCCGGCTCGGACGCCTGCTTGGCGCGGGTCCGCTTCGGCTTCACCTCGGCCGCCGCCGGTCCCTCGGCCTCGACGGCCGGGGCGGGCTCGTAGCCGGGCACGAACTCGGGCAGCGGCACATGGGCCGGCCCGAAAACCTGCTGCATGAGCGCGACCTTCCGGCCGGTCTCCCGACCGCGGGCGTAGAGGTCGCGGAGACGAGCCCGCTCGGCGCCGCCGTGGACCTGCTTCTCGCCCGACGCCTTGAGCACATGCACGCGGCCCGGCCCGTGGAGCGCCTGAAGGAACATGACCTCCGAGGCGGGCACATCCTTCTTGAGCACCTCCGTGAAGACGATGCCGTCGTTTTCGGAGAAGCGGATCTTGATGTCGTAGAGCTGCATCTGAACCTCGTGAAGAAGGGAACGGCGGCCCGTAGGCCGCCGTCTGCATCAGACGAGCGGAGGCTCGTTGGCCTGGAGGGCCGCGATGATCTGGTTGACCTTGTTCGCCACATCCTCGGCGGTGGCCGCGGACGGGTCGGCGATCGGCGTCAGCGTCGCCACGCCGCCGTTGGCGTGGAAGACTTCGAGCTGGACCTGTGTGTTGGCCGGGATCGACGTCTCACCCTTGTAGGTGACGGTGATGCTGGCACCGAACGCGATGTCGATGCCGTCATCCGCCGCGTCGAAGTAGGCCATCAGGCCACGGGCGAAGATCCTGCCCTTGTCGGCGACATAGTCGGCGGCGGCCTTGCCGGACGGATACGGGAACGTAAGCGTCCCGTTGGTCGCGACCGGCGCCGAGGTCGTCACCGAGAGGAGGTCGGAGAAAAGTGCGGTATCCATGTTTTCGCAACTCCCAACAATCCGGTCACGCGAACGCGTAGACGCCGGAGCTGTTGCGCTGGTCGCACACGAGCCCGCCGACCCACGTAACGGCCCGGTAGTAGACGTACTTCTCGGGCGGACGAGCCGGGTTGTGGCGCTTCATGTTCTCGCCCTGCACGACCAGCGGCCGGATGTGCTTGCTGTCGAGCAGGTAGAGGCGCTTCGAGTAACCCAGGTCGTCGAGCGTCGGATCGTAGTGGATCTCGATGCCGTTGAAGTAGATCCCGCCGGTGCCGAGATCCTTGTTGCCGCGGAAGCCATCCATCGAGAAGTAGCCGCCGAGGCGCATCTCGTCCTTGAACCGCTGGAGCATGTCCGAGCCGGCGAAGGCACGGTCAGGCCGCGCGCGGTATTTGGAGAGCTGGACGATCTCGTTGTCCATGTACCGGAGGAGACGCTGCTCCTTCGGGTCGGTGCCGAGATCGATGGCCAGGTTGGCCCGGTTGCGCCACCACCAGTTTTCCGGGGCGCCCTGGTCAATGCCGCCGACCACGAGGGGTGCGGTCGGATCGTCGACGATGAACGAGCGCAGGCCGGGCACCAGCTCGGGGTCGAGCGTGCCGTCGCCCCAAAACATCTCGTTCATGTCGTTCTTCATCGACTCCCGCATCGTCATGACCTTGTTCTCCAGCAGGTTGACGAGCTGGAGCTTGTCGGCCCGGCTGTGGACGGAATCGCCCTGCCCGGTCGTGGTGTCGACGATGCTGATGCCGTTGCGGATGAGTTCGTCCGCGGTGAAGCTGATGCCGGCGTGAATCCTCTTGTACGGATACGACGCGACCTTCACGTAGGCCGGGTTGTCGTAGCCGACCGTCTGGTCGCCGGACCAGCCCTCGATAATGGGCGGAAAGTCGCCCTGCACGCGGACCTGGAGGAACTCTTTCGAGCCGGGGAACGTCTTCTGCTTGGCCATCAGCCAGTCGTACAGAGGACGCTCGTGGATGCTCTGGACATGGACATTCGGAGTGTCCATGAACCAATCGAGCGTGGTGTTAACCAGGTTCTCCCACACCTGGAGAGGGAACGTTGCCATCGCTTGCGTGTGCCTTCACCGAAGGCGCTCAACCGATCCCTTGCCCGAGAACCAAATCGACGGCTTCCTCAAAGGACTTGGGCTTCGGCGCTGCGCCACTCGAAGCCTGGCCAGTCACGTGCTTGATCTCTCGCCTCGGAGGGGCGAACCTCTTGAGTTCTTCCTCGACCTGCTTCTTCACCCTTTCCAGGCGGGAAACAGCGTCTTGGGGCGAACCCGGCGGCCCGTTCCGATAAAGGTCGAGTTCGATCAGCTCGCGCACGCGGCCCTGCTTCAACCCATAGTCAGGGTCGGTCTTGGACCAGTTGGCTTCCCACGCCTTCGCAGCACCCGTGATCGCTTCCGTCAGCCTCTCGGTCTGGTGCGCCTGATTCTGGCGGACTACCGCTTCGGTCGAGCGTGCAGCCCTCTCAGTCGCAATCCGCTCCCGTGCCCTGGTGCGCGCCAGCTCCGCGGCGTGCTCCTCGGTAAGGAGGCCCTGCTGCACCTGCTGCTGGAGATCCTGCGGGATGACGAACCCGAGGTTCTGCTGCAAGTGCTGGACGATCGGGACCAGTGCTCCGAGCGCCTTCTCCGGGTCGTTGCGAATGAGGTTCGCAATACCCATCGCGAGATTGACGTCGTTCTGGTCGAGACCCGTGGTCTCCATATACGCGGAGAGCTTCTGCCCGATCTCGGCGTGCGGCTTGAGGGTTTCCACCTCTTGGCCGAGCGCCTCGACGTTCTGAACAAGCCCGCGAATACGCCTGCGCGTCTTCGAGTGATACTTGGCGAGTTCTTCCTCGGTCACAGGCCCAAGGTCTGCACCGTCGTCCTCGTCGTCGGATGGCTGCGCGCCTTCCTTCGCTTCGGCCGCCGGCTCGGCCTCGGGTTCCGAGCCCTCACCACCTTCCGGGGTGGACGACTTCCCGGTCCCCAGGACGCCCTCAAGAACATCCAGAAGGGACTTACCGTCCTCGGCTGCTGCGGTCGGCGAACCCGCGTCGTTTCCGCCTTCACCAGACACCGGCGCCGTGGCCGGCTCCTCGGCCGGCGACGAACCCGGCATACGGTCGAAATCTTCCGGCGACGAACCCGGCATACGGTCACTCCTTGCGAGAGTTGCGCGTTTTGCGCTCTTTGCTTTTTCGCAAAACTAGCAGCTCAGGTCAAGCCGCATTTTGCATTGGTGCAAGCCCGGAGGCCGGCGCCGGGTAGGCCGGCTGCGGTCCCGGCTCGTTCTGCGGCGGCCTTCTCGCGTTCTGCGCGCCCTGGTCGCCCTGCGCGTTCGGGTCGTTTGCGGGGTCGCCGGTGCCCGGCTGCGCCTGCTTTCCGGCCATCGCGTTGAGCGCCATGATGGACGGCAGGCCCTCGATGTACAGCTCGTCGAGATCGATATCGAGCAGCTCGGACAGCTTGCGCGCGATCGGCTTCGGCCCGATGCCAGGAATCTGGATGAGGAGCGGCGTCGCACGTTCCCACTTCGCCAGCTCGGCGGCCTGGTTCGGCCGACCGGAAGAGCCTGCCTGGATGTCGAGGAAGAGGTCTTGCACGACCTGCTCGCGCGTGAGCATCTGCTCCGGCCACACGGCCCCCGGCCCCACGATCTCGACGACCTTCTCCTTGCTCATCTCCAAGAGCATGAGCTGCCCGAGGCCGCGGGAAAGCTGCGTCAGCATATCGTCGAGGTCGTCGACGTAGTCGGCAATGGTCGCCGTCCTGCTCTGCTCGGCGATCGACGACTGCGTCGCGGTGACGTCCCGCTGCGTAGCTCCGAAATTCGCCTCCTGCGAGCCGACGACGCGCAGGATGTCGGAGAAGACGCCTTCGACCTCGTATTGGCTCGGGTCGATGCTCACCAACGGAATGCGCTGGATGTAATTCTCGACCTTGTCGTTGATGCCGAGACCCTTGAGCGCCAGGATGGCGCTCGACGGATGGTTCTCCAGCTTCTGGAGATCCGTCTCCTCGAACTTGCCCTTGGCCACCGCATATTTCGGCCGGTTCGCCTGCCGATGCTCGCGGAGCCCCTGCCGCGCCCGGTTGTATTCCTGCTGCGGATGGCGCATCAGCCACACGTCGGACGGCGGATAGAGCTTCTTCGAGTTCTCGACCTGGTTGAACACCAACGGGAACACGGTGAAGAAGCGGTCGATCTTCACATCCGGCGGTGCCGGCGCCTTGAGCCAGTTCGGATAGCCGTCGCAGATGGTGAAAACGGTTTGCGTCCGGCTGTCCTGCACCTCCCACACCTTCGCCACGCCTCGGCAGTCCTTGCCGGCGGTGGAGTCGATGTTGATGCCGTTCCCGGCGGGGTCATACGAGGTGTACGCCGTGCCGACGTCGATGCCGTAGGTCTCCTTGATCTCCTCCGGCGTCATCTCGAACTCGTGCGCCAGCCACCGGGCGCCGGCAAGCGTGCGCAGGTTCCGGCACTTCGGGTCGATGATGATCTCTTTCGAGCGGGGGAAGTCGAAGACCGGCCCCTCCCGCACAATAAGGTCGGGTTCCTGCTGGAGTGCCTGGAGCATGGTCTCGAGTTCACCGAGTCGCGCGGAATCGGCCTCGAGCTTGCCCTCCGCGGCATCCTGCATGGCGGCCTGGATGGCGGCCATCTCGTCGGTGACGTCCTGGATTTTGCCGATGACGTCCGGCCGCTTCTGGAGGATACGCTGGAACCCGAGCTTCACGTAGCCGACGCCGGTCGTCTTCGCGCGCCGGACGAGCTGCTTGAACTCCTCCTTGTAGCCGTGCGTCTGCTCGTTGAAGAAGTACATGGAGAGGATCTCCATGGTCTTCCCCATGCGCTCGACCATCTGGTTGTACTGCTTCGCCTGCTGCACTTCCTGAACGAGCGCGATCGCGTTCGGGTCGGGGAGCTGGACCATGCCCGTTGCCGGGTCGACGCCCCCCTGCGCCGCCTGCATCGCGGCGATGAGCGTCTCGGGGTTCCCATCCCACAACTGGAACTGGAGCCTCTTCCGTCGCTTGGCTACGATGGTGGGGTTGCGTGCGTAGAGAGCCGCCACCGCCAGGTTGATGTGGCGGTTCGTCACCGGGACGGTGTAGTTGTTACCGGCGATCCACTCCTGCTCGGCGCCATCGGTCGCGAGCTGCTCGCACTTGTCCATGCGCTCGAAGTCTTTCTCGAAATAGCGCTTGGCGTGCTTGACGCGCTCGATCCACTGTTCGATGAGCGCGAGTTGAGCGGGTGCGGCCTTCTCGGCGTCGTCCGGCACCTTGACCGGGGTCGAGCCGTACTGGCTCCCCTCCTCGGTCTTGTCGAGCCACACGGTTTCGGCGAAATCGTCCATACGCTACCATCCCGCCGTCGCGGCACGGCGTTTCGCCGCGCGCTCGGCCTGTTCAGTTTGCCGCAGCACCCACGCGATGGAGCCGCTCGGGGGCTCGTTGGAGTTGGCGGCCTTGCGGGCCTCGCTCGGCTCGGTCTCCTTGACGCGGCCGAGCCCGATGTGCGCCAGCCAGTCGACAAAATCGTCGTGGGTGGCGTACGGGAACTTGAGGAGCTGCTGCTTGGCCTGCGGCCACCAGCTCGCGAAGGCGGGGAAGTGCACCTTCTTGCGGCGCATGAGGCCCTGGATGGCGCGCGCCCTCTTGCGCTTGTCCTGAGAGACCGTCACCGGGTCGATGGTGCAGTAGACGTTCTCTTCCTCCATGCGCTTGTAGAGGAACGGGCCGAACGACTTCGAAATGAGGTCGCTCTCCATCCACCAGAGCAAAGGCTTGCGCGTCTTGAAGAGGTTGAGGAGCGCCTCGACGGTGTCGTCGGTCTCCATACGCTCCCACACGAGGTCGGGGAGCACCCAGATATCGCCCCTCGAGTCTACGCCGACGCAGCCGAGCACCGTGTAGTCGGCACGCTGCTTCTCGGACACGGCGTGATCGGACGCGCCGAAGACCTCGAGCACGAGCGGCAGCTCGTCCTCGCTGTAATAGGGGACGAGGTCCGCCTCCTTGAAGTAGTCGCCGTCCTCGGGCGCCGGCCTGCCCATGTAGAGGGCGCCGAAGGTGCGCGAGTCGAGGTTCTTCGCCTCGGCGAGCAGGCGCAGATCCTTCATCTCCGGCGCGAGCGCGGCAATCGGTTTCGTGCCGAACATCGACACGATGAGCTTGTCCGACTGCGGCTCCAGCGTCAGGCCGAGCGCGTTGGCCAGCTTGGGGTCGTCGACGACCGCCGGCAGGTTGTAATACCTCCAGTTGTCGGCGATCCCCTTGAAGCGTTTGTTGCGCTCGGGATGGTCCGGGTCGCACAGACGGCCGATGAGGTCGTCCTCGTGCCAGCGGGTGTGCACGACGATGGTGCGAAAGCCCGTCCGGGCGCGCGAGAACGCCACGCTCGTGAACCACTTCCAGACCTTCTCTCGGTAGGTCTCGGACTGCGCGTCATCGTCGTTGCGGATGGGGTCGTCGACGATGAAAAGGTCGGCCGGCTTACCGGTACCGGAGCCGCCAACGCCGACGAACGACAGCTTGCCCCCGCGGTGCGTGATGAGCTGGTCGACGGCCGACTTCATCAGGCCATAGCCGGGAAAGACCTGGCTGTGCACCGGGCTCTCGACGATCGTCTTGACGTCGTTGCCGAAGTCGTTGGCGAAGTCCTGGTTGTAGGCCCCCACCATTACGTTCATGCGGGGGTTCTTGCCGCTCATCCACGCCGGGCCGGCGCGCGTGAGGATCTGCGACTTGCCGAGCTGCGGGCCGATGGACACGGCCGCACGCGGAATCTCACCGGCGTAGACCTTCTCGACGATCTGGCAGAGCATCCGCGCCTGCGGCGTGACGATGTACGCGCTCCGGTCGGCATCCTCGGGATCCTCCGGGTCCGGCATCGTAAGCTGCATGTAACGGAGCAGGTCGTCGCGTCCTTCGCGGATTGCAATCTCGCGGCGCGTCGCCTTGAGGAGCTGCTCCTTGATGCGGAAGTCGTCGCTCATATGCCGAGCCACTCCCGAATTTTGGCCCAGGCCATCGCGCCGAGGCCCCCGGCGGCCAGCGTCACAAGCGCCACACCGCCCACGGCGCGCTGCTCGTAGCGCTCCACGCGCTTCGCCACCGCCTCGGCGCCATCGATGCGCTCCTCGTGCTCGCTGACAGTGCTCTCGACCTTGACGACACGCTCCACCACGTCGCCGATCTTGCCGTCGATGCGCGCAACCGTTTTCTCAACTCCCGACACTTTGGCCGAGAGTTCGCCGATGGCGCGGGAGATTTCGTCGAGCTGGTTCATGTGCCTCACGCCAGACTTTGGATCACCCAGGCCACGCGCCAGGCGGCGCCGTCGTAGACGACGCAAAGCGAGTACCGGGCGATCGAGCCGGAATACGTCACACCCCAAAGCACCGCGCCGCCGGTGCCGTTGCGGAAGTTCACCGTGGCGGTGTCCTCGCCGGAGTTGAGCGTCAGGTGAATAAAGAAAAAGTCGCCTTCCTCAGCGACGCCGGTTTCGAGGTCGAAGTTGTGGGTGTAGGGGAAGCCCCCGAAGCCTTCGAGCGCGCGAATGCGGAGGAACTGGTCGTCGCTTTGAGGACGCAGGAGCGTTGTCCCGCCGGTGATGACGTCAATGTTGCCGACGCCGTCGAGCTTCCCGCCGCCGGAAGGCGGGTCGATCCACGCCGGATTGCCACCTTCGCCGAATGTCGCCAGGACCTGCCCCACGCCGCCCGGCGCGAGCCTCTCCCAACCATGCTCCCCCCGGAAAATGAGATCCCCGTGGGTCGTGCCGATCATGTTCAGCACGTCGGAGACCGACAGATCCTGCGGGGGACCGGAATCGCCCCCGGCAGCACGCGCCTTGATCGTGCCCTCGGCCATGTCGGCGAGCTGCCCGTTGCCAACGGCGCCGAGCGCCAGCTTGCTTGCGGTGACGCTCCCGTTCCCGAGCCTGTCGCTGTCGACAGATTCCATCGCCAGCTTCGCCGTTGTCACGCTGCCATCCGCAAGCCGGTCGCTGTCGACAGCCCCGAGCGCCAGCTTCGCCGTCGTCACACTGCCGTCCGGCAGCGCACCCTCCTGCGCCGCCTCCGCCCATTGCTCCGCGACGACTGCCGATGTGGCCGCCGCCGTTGCCGCGTCCGACGCCTGCACGGCGGCCGTCTGCGCCACTGCCGCAGCGTCCGACGCCGTCGCCGCACTGGCGGCAGCGTTGGTCTCCGAGGTGGCGGCGGCCGATTCCGATGCCGCTGCCGCCGTCGCGCTGTTGCCTGCGTTGCTGGCCGCTGTTGCTGCGGCGGTAGCGGAGCCTCCGGCGGCGCTCGCCGAGCCTGCGGCCGACACGGCCGCCGCTTCGGCCGCGACCTTCGCCGCTTCAGCCCCGACAAGGATCTGCGAAAAGTCCGCCAGGAGGTTCCAATTGCTCGGGTCGAATACCGCCCCCGACACGTGGTCCTTCTTCGCGATGTAGAAGTCGTTGGCGTAGAAGACCGTCGAGCGCGTCGTGTAGGTCGTGTTCGGCTGCCACGGGGCCGGCGGCTCGAACGACAGGCTGATGGACGGGGCGAGCTGGTCGGGGCCGACGCTGCCGGGCGCGAGCTTGCCCTCGGCCGTCGTGAACCCTTGCAGGAACGCAATCACCTGCTCCAGCGAGAACGCGACGTCCTCAAGCTGCGCGTCGAGCCTGTCACCCGGCAACGGGCTCTGCGGGTTCGCGTTCTGGAACCCGAAGAAGCTGTAATCCGGCTCGTAGGGCTGCAGGTACGGCATTCTAGTGCGCCTTCATGATGACGTTGACGATCGCCGCCGGCTGCACGTTCGGGTGCGCCTGGCCGCCGCCCTTGTTCTGGATGGTGGTCGTCACTGTGATGCCGGTGAACGCCGAGCCGCCGGACCCCGTGTAGGGAGGCGTCGAGCCCCCGACGATCCCGTTCGCGACGCCCCAATAGTCGGTGCGAACATCCGAGTGAGAGTGCCCCGGATCGTTCACAACCGAACTCGCCGTGTGATTGTGCACCGGCATCTGCGCTTCGCTCAGCGTGACGTTCTGCGCGCCGCCCGCGGCACCAAGGACCGTCCCGTCGATGCCCGAGCCGGCCGCCGTGATGCGGCCGGCGGTGACGCCGCCCATGTTGTCCCTGCCGACGAGGACACGGCCGCGATAATCCGGCGCCAGCGGGTTGCCGCCGGCCGTCCCGTAGGGCGAGCCGGCGTCGAGCAGCTTCTGGCGCAGGACCGGATACGCGGTGGTGATCTGCTGGCCGTAAGGCGCGATCCAGCCAGCCGGGATCTCGTTTTCGGGCAAGCCGAACGGCCAGATGACGCCGGCTGGAATGAGCTTGTCGAGGATCGCCGCGGACGCAGCGGCGTCGATCTTCGCGGCGTCGATCGCGTCGTTGGCGATTTTGGGCCGCGTCGCCGCGCCGGTGGCCAGCGTCCGCGCCGAGACCGCGTTATCGGCTAGCTTCGCCTCGGTGACGGCGCTGTTGGCAAGTTTGGTTTCGGTGACGGCGCTGTTGGCCAGCTTGACCGCAGTGATGCTGCCGTTGGGGATCGCGACCTCGTTCGCGACGCCTGCCCAATACTTCGCCGAGAACTGGCCGGGCTCGACCGGGCCGTCCGTCTTCTCGGCCCATTCCTGCGCCCGCACGGCGTAGAAGGCCGCCAACTCGATATTGTCGGGGACGTCGATGACCGCCTGGATGTTATCGGCCACCGTCTGAACAGCGGCGATGTTCCCGGCCACCGTCGCCACATCAGGCGAGGTCGCCCAATATTTCGCCGAGAACTGGCCGGGCTCGACCGGGCCGTCCGTCTTCTCGGCCCATTCCTGCGCTTTATCCGCCCAGGCCTGCGCCTCGGCGGTCGCGACGGTGAAGTCGGCGATGAGGTTCCACTGCGCCGGGTCGAACACCTCACCCGAGGTGTGGGTGGCGCGCGCCTCGTAGAACTTGCTGTCGTAGAAGACCGTGTCGAAGTCGGTGTAGACCGTGTTCGGCTCCCACGGCGAAGGCGCGTTGAAGCCGAGCGTGATGTCCTCGCGGAGCTGCTCGCGGCCGACCGTGCGATTGGCCAGCAAGCCGTCGTCGCGCTGGATGAGCCCCAGGTTCGTGATGATCTCGTCAGTCGTGAGCTTGAGCGCGTTGAACTGCGCGTCGAGCTGCTGGCCCGGCTGTTGCTTCGTCGGACTGAGCGTCGAGAAATTCGTGAAGCTGAACGAGGGGAAGTATTTTTGCGGCTGCGGCATCCTGGCCCTCATCCACGACAGCAGTCGTGAAGCCATTCGGATGCCGCTGGCGAGGCGGCCTTACAGCCCGGAACGGGCCGAAACTATCACGTTGCGAGTTGCAAAATCAAGAGGTGCGCAGTAGCCGCGCCGCAAGCCAGAAACCGGCGCCTCCCAGGAGGCCGATGCCGAAGACTTTGAGCGCCTCAATGGCGATTTGGACCAGTCCGGCGAGCAGGATTGCGTAAGGCTCGGCCATCGCAAAACCTCTTGTGGAGGAGGCCACCCGCCCTATTCCCCGCCTGACTGAGCGGGTGGCCTCAATGCCCGGCGGCGCAAAGTCCTGAAACGCTGCCGGGGCGTTCGATTAGTTCACATCGTGTTGCGAGTTGCGCGTTTTGTCAATCCGGTGCCGTAGTAGAGGCCCTCGGGATCTTTCAAGAGGTCGCGAATGTGCCGGGGGAGCGCGTCGTATTTCGCCATGATGTCCTGCTTGACTCTGGCGAACCGCTCCGCGTCGACCAACCGGGCGGTGAGCGTCACGAAGCCTTCCGGCGGCTCCGGCGGCCGAGGCGGGAGGCGGCGAAGCCGGCGCATCAGAGGTTCGCCTCGATGTAGTCGGCGATCTCGGGGAAGGAAGCGCCGGCATCGTTCAGTTTGATGAGTGTGGATGCGGTGCCGGAGCTGAGGCCGCCCCCACCGAGCATGTCGAGGGCAGGGAAGCCGATGAAGTGGCTGTGCCCATGAGCGTAGACGGGTTCTCCCCCATCCTCCGCCGGAATCCACCTCTCCGGTTCGACCAGGTCGCAGAGCACGCCGAGGCAGCAAAACTGGTCGTCGTGCGTGCGCAGTCGGTATTTGCCCTGCTTGTAGCGGCCGGAGCGGAGCGCTTCGAGCCAACGGGCTTTGATTTCGGCGTCCATGGGTGGGGATCCTCGGGGGTGGGGAACGGGGAGGTGCGGCCCTCGGGGTGGCTTTCGGAATGGGGAGCTGATATCCGGGCCGCTAGCCCCGAGCGGCGCAACCCATCCACCGCACCATGACGCAAATGCTGTAGGGAGTTGCGCAATTTGTCAAGCGCAGTTCGCGCCGCGTGATTTTTACCCACCTGCAATTTAGTCGAAAAGCCCTGCGCATTTCGGAGTCCGCGCGCCGGCCCCCGCCCGGGGGGTGAAGGGCACTCCCAGGCGCGTTGCCGCCTGTCATAGGCTCGAACTACCTAAGCATATCAATGACTTGATCGTCATCCGTTGGCGAAACTGGCACGCTAACCCCTTCCAGCACTGGCGTCGCGCGCTCCGCTAGCTCGCGCGCCAGCCTCTCGGCACGTTCGCGAAGCTCGGCCGTGGATGCCTCATGCAACGGCTTGTCGTCGCTGTTTGTGGGCTTTGTGGCGGCCGGCGCGATGAATCCGGCCCGGTCGAGCACGGTTTTCGCAGCGGCTACCTTGTCGCGGTGCTGCGCCTTAGGGCTTTCGAGGATATCGACGAGCACCTTGAGCGCCAACGGCGCGGCCACGGCTAGGCGCCGCTGCATCTCCTGGCGCAGCGCAATTTGCACGACTGGAGATTGCAGATTCCGCCATCCTTCTTGCTGGTGGCTGGAATACCCTGCCATTTTGGCAGCAGCTTGCGGCGTGTCCCCAGCGCCCACACGCTCGACAAAGATTCGCTGCTTCTCTGTCAATTGCATTTTCGCAATGCTGCGCACAAGATCGCCCCATTTTGCTTGCGTTTGCGCAAGGATATAGCAGCTCTAGCCGATTGTCGCAACATGCGAAAGACGACAAACGCGCAAAACACGCAAAAAGCGATTGACTCATGTCGCGAGTCGCACATATCGTAATTTTGCAGAACGCAACAAGCGCTCCGCACTCAACCCGCCAAGGAGTCCGATCATGACTGTCTATGCCCAAACCGCCCGCTTCGATACCGGCCGCGCTCTCACGGAAGACGAGCTTTTCCGGCTCGCGCCTTCCATCTTCGCGACCACGGCGCACGAAAGCCGCTCTGAGCGCTTCAAGCCGATTCCCACCATCGAAGTGCTGCGCGGGCTCGCTAAGGAAGGTTTCTTGCCTGTCGGCGCCAAGCAATCGCGCTCGCGTGACGTATCAAAGCGCGATTTCACCAAGCACCTTATCCGCCTGCGCCGGATGGATGACGGCCGGCGCTATCAGGTCGGCGACACGGTTTGCGAAATCTTGCTCAAGAACGCGAACGACGGAACGTCGGCATACGACCTGATGGCCGGCCTCTTCCGCATTCGCTGCCTGAACAGCCTTGTTGCTCAGACGAGCACGATTGACAGCGTGAAGGTTCGCCACTCGGGCGACGTCACGTCCAAGGTTATCGAGGGCACCTATCGCGTGCTTGGCGAGGCCGAAAAGACGTTGGAAGCGCCCATAGAGTGGTCGCAGCTCCAGCTCTCCCCGCCGGAACGTCAAGCCTTTGCCGAGGCCGCGCACGTCCTGCGCTTCGCCGATGCCGAGGGCGAGATCAGAACGCCTATTCAGCCCGAAAAGCTCTTGCTGCCGCGCCGCTATGACGACGCGAACAAGAGCGATCTTTGGATGACCTTCAACGTCGTGCAAGAAAACGTCATCCGTGGCGGACTGCGCGGCATCGCGCGCGACGCCAACAATCGCCCTCGCCGCGTCTCGACGCGCGCCGTCAACGGCATTGACCAGGATGTGAAGCTCAACAAGGCGCTGTGGGTGCTCGCTGAGCGCATGGCGGAGCTTCGCAAGGCCGCCTGAGCGAGCGCCGGGGCGGGCTTTGGCTCGCCCCAACCTGCGCGAGTTGCGCAAATACCGCCTCCCCAACCCCGACAGGAGTCCGCAATGCCCGCCACGCTCTACCCCTCCCAGGCCGCAGCCGAGGCCGTCGCGCTCACGTTCGAGCGCGAGGACGCCGCGCGCTGGTACGTGCCCGCCAAGCCCAAGCGCTGTCGCAAATGGCGCATTGCCTTGTTGTGCCGCACGTCCGGCCGCTTCTTCGGCTGGCACGGGCCGAAAGCGACGCTCGCGCCTGTCGCGTCCGTTCCTGCCTATGCCGTCATCATCCGCGCCATTCACATGCGCGGACCTGAGCAAGCCGAGGCTCTTGAAGAGCTGAATCGGCGCGGCCTCTGGCTGTCGGAAGACCAAAAGCGCGCGGCCGGTCTCATCCCGTGACGCCAGCCAATGCCGGCGCGTGCCGCCGGCATGAGCGGGCGCCATTGCCCGACACCAGGAGAACCGCCATGCCGAAATTCAAAGTGCAACTGCAACAGTATGTCGAGCAAGTCGCCGAGATCGAAGTTGAGGCGCCCGACCACGAGGAGGCGCGCCGCCTCGCGTTGTTGCGGGCCGAGTCGGCCGAGTGGCAACCGGGCGACGACGCATACTCGGCCGACGCTTACAGCGTCCTCGACGAGCACGGCCGCCTCGTGTGGGAGCGCTGAAATGCTTCCTCCTCCCATGACAAAGGAAAGCGCCGACTACTGGCTCCAATGGCTTCCCGCCAGCGGACATCCGGGCGGGTGGCGTGTGGTTCGCCAGTTTTATCCGCCGTTCCACAACCCGCCGCCGGGCGAACCTAGATTCCAGGAAGCTTGTGGGCCGAAAGGCCGCCTACGCCTCTTCCGGTCCCGCGAAGCCGCGCAACGGGCCGCTGACAAGCTCAACGCCAAGGAGGGCCGGCGATGAGCAAGCACGAGACCATCAGTCATTGTCTCGAGAAGCTCGGCTTTGGGCATCGGCGCGACGACCGCACCGCGAACGATGGCCGGCGCGTGCTCTTCTCGCTCGCCTCCGGCGAAGAGATTGGGCGCCTCGACGTCTTCGAAGCTATCGACTTCCTGGCCGTCCTCGAAAACAACCGCCACGTCGGCCCGCGTCAGCTCCGCTGGCTCGCGCGCATGGCGTCGGCAGGGCATGCCGAGGCGAGCGAACCTTACGACGTCCAAACCTGCGGGCGCCTCGTCGCCAAGGGACTCGCCCGCCGCTGTCAGCCCCGGCGCTTCTGCATCACCAACGCGGGCCGCGCCATCCTGCAAGGGAGCGCCAGGGCATGAACGAATATCAGTTCGGCGCCCTCATCGCCGCCTCGCCCATGCTGGCGCTATCCGTCGTGCTGGCAATCGGCTTCTTCGCTCAATGGATGGGATGGCTCGAATGATCGCCCTGCTCGCATCCGCCCTGCGCGCCGCTGCCGGTGCCGCCATCCTGGCCGTCTGGATATCGGCCGCCTTCATGTGAAGCCCCGCCCGCGGGGTTTCACCTCCTGCCTTGACAAGAATCGCGTTCGCCGCCATCCTTCCCGCATGGGCCTCAGAAACCCATATGTGCTGTGGCGGACCCGCTTCCCCGAGAGTGCGTTCTGCCGATAGAGTCCAGGGTCTCCATGCGCATGTCCAAGGCGCAAGCCCAAAGGCATGGAGGCACGACCACAGCCGTGTTTCTGAGCCCTGGGCGCCGACCGCATCAGAAACGGCCGGCGCTCCGCGCAACATCGCTGTGGAGCACCACCATGCAAGATCTCATCTCAGTTTCCGACCTGCACGTCATCAACGACGAGCCGCGTGTGCTCGACCTGCGCCTTGCTGAGGCGCTAGGTTTTGAGCGCCCGCGCAAGATCCGAGAAATCATCGAGCGCAATCGGCATGAGCTTGAGTCATTCGGCACCCTTGCGCCCCGCCGCAGGGCGCAACTCCGCGCCAACGGCGCCCGTCACCTCGTGACCGAATATCACCTCAACGAGCCCCAGGCGCTTATCGTTTGCATGTTCAGCCGCACCGCACGCGCCGCCGATGTCCGCCGCCTCCTTGTTGAGGTTTTCATGGCCTGGCGTCAGGGCAAGACGGTCCCTGTCAAAGCGCACCACCGCCGGCCGCCCGCGAGAAGGTGGGTCGACACAGAACTCTTCTGCGGATGGCGCGGAAACGGCATGTGTCACATCGAAATGGAAGTCCCCGATTGGTTCGCCGAACAAGTTCTGGATCTCTACCATCGGGCACCGGGACAAATCGCACGGAATTGCTGAACGCAAAGGAGCCCTCTTCGGAGGGCTCTCCTACCTCCCCGCGGAGGCCTTGTATCTGTCAATCATCCGATCGGCCTCCGCCCTGTCGGGGGCCTTGCCTAGATAACGCCATCCCTTTGCCAGTAGGCAATCAGAGACCGAAGGCGCCTCCGGCACACTCATCGCCCCGATGAGGTTCGCAGTCGCGGCGTTCACGTTCGTACCGCTATACGGCACGAACGGCGCCCTTCCCTGCATCGCTGATTGCGCCGCGAATCGGCACCCGGCCGCGTCCATGTCGAACGCCTCCTTACCCCTCGTCTTGCCGGGTGGGCTCGCAATATCAAACCACACGTCAAGCTGCCCATTCGCCGACACGCAACCGCCGACGAGCACGGCGCACGCGACAATCGCAATCCTCATCGTCGAGCCCTCCGCCCGCCGAAGAGATACCGCAACCGACCCTCAGATCACAAGCCGGGCGGCCTCGTGCAGTTCCTCGCCGGCCGGCGTCAGCCGGTATAGCCATTCGGGCGCGCGCTTCGCCTGCACGCTGATGGGCAACCCCTTCACGTAGACGTGCGGCCTCCAGGCCGGATTACGCTCCCGCTCCAACAGTCCGCGCTCGCGCATCGTCTTGAGCCGCATGACCACCGAGCCCCGCTTGAGCCCCGTCGCCTCGATAACCTCCGGCTGCGAATAACGCCGCCCCGGCTCGAGTCTCGCCGCGATCTTCATCTCCAGCGTGACGACCGGCCTCGTCGTCCGCGCCTTCCCGCGCTGCCGGCGTCGCTCTTTCGCCGCGCGCCGCTGCTCCAGCTTCTCCCGACGCCACCGCGCACGCTGCGCCCGCTTCATGCGCTCGATCGCGGTCGGGGTGTGCTTGTCGCCCCGCCGCATCGGCGGTCTCCAGGTGTCGAGGCCAACCGGTGTCGGGTCGAGTGCAACCAGGTCGAGCCACCACGCTTTGCGTCTTCTGGCCACCGCCGCAAACCTCCGCCTGTCCCCCCGTCTCGGCGACGTCAGCGGAAGTCAGTCCTCCCCCCTTTAGGGGGGACTGACTTCCGCACTCAACTTCCGCAAGACTTCCGCATAATGATTTCAATGACTTAGCACCTGTAGTCCCGCAACTTCCGCAAGACTTCCGCAAACCGACTTCCGCATAATGATTTCAATGACTTAGCTGGTGTTCCCCTCCGTCTGCGGAAGTTCCGCGGAAGTCTCCGGCGCGACTTCCGCAACCTCCGCAACCCCGACAATCGCGAATATCTCGTCGACGGATTTGACGACGCGGAGCCCTTTGAGCTTCGAGCGCTTGTCGCATTCTTCGTATTTGAGGATGCCCTTGCCGAGCCAATCATCGACCAGGCGCGCCGCCTCTGTCGCATCCATCCCGAGGCGCTGGTGCAGCACGCGAGGAGCGAACCGGCCCGTCGCTCTCGTCTGCGGGTGCGGAGAGAGCGGGGCGCCCGCCTCCCAAGCCTCCCCGAAGACAGACGCCACGGCCGCCAGCTCGTGAGGCGCGGGCCAATCGTTGTCGCCCTCATCACGGGGCCGCAGCACGCCGCCATCCCACCGCAGGCGAATGGCCGTGTCGTCGCCGGCCGCCGCATAGTTCGCTTTTTTGCGGGACAGGATGCGCTCGTCGCCGCGGCCGTCTTCCGGCCGGGTGAGGTAGAGGCGCGAGCGAACGGCGTTGTTCCAGGCCGTCGAGCCCGAGGAGCCCGTCCCCGTGGCCATGCCGGCGAGCGACGGGTGCGCCAGGATGATGACGGTAAGCTCGACGCCGCGTTGCGCCGCGGCCTTGATGAGGCCGCCGCAAACCGTCTTCACGAAGTAATTGACCTGCGCGCGCAGGCTCTCGTTGCCGCCGAACATGTCGGCGACGGTGTCGAGCACGAGAAGCTCGACGCGCTCGTCGAGCACGGCTTTCGCGAGCTGGCGTAGGAACGGGGTGCGGGTTGGCTTCCCGGCCGCGTCGAACGTCACGAGGAGATTGTCCTCGCCGACGCGGGGCCAGATGAGCGCGTTGGCCAGGCCATCGGCAAACTCGTAGCCGAGGCCGCCGACAATCGCCGCGTGGCGGCGGTGCAGCTCGTCGCGGTCGTCCTCACAGAACACGGCGAGGCACTTGCGTGGCGCCGCGTCCATGCCGAGCCATTGGCGGCCGGTGGAAGACGCATATATGAGCTGCTGCGCGAGGAGCGTCTTGCCGAGGCCGCCGTCACCGTAGATCGACGTCACGGTGCCGGCGGGGATCCAGTCCTCGACGATCCAGCGGCGCTCGGGGGGCTCGCCGGTGAAGGCCTCGGCGGTGAAGTAGGGCTTCGGGGCTGGCGGCGGGGGCTCGTAGTCGGCGGGGCCGAAATCGGCCTGCGGCGTGCGCACGCCGGGCGGGCTGGTGCCGTAGGCATAGGCGTTGTCGACCTTGCGCATCAGCTCGTCGGGTTGCCACGGCGGCCGGCACCGGTCGTTCCACTGGTTCGCGAGCATCTCGAACGCGAGCGGGGGCGAGATGCCGAAGTCCTTGAGCCGCGCGGCGACGCGGTAGGTTGTGACGTCCCCGCCCTCTCCCTCGATCGCGATGGGCGCGGATTCGGCGAGCCATCGCTCGGCGCGGCGAATGGCGTCGTCGGTGTCGAGGTCGACGAGCGGCGTGTCGTCGGTCTCCTTGCGCTCTCGAGGCGCTTCGCACAATGACAGGAGCCAATCCGGCGCGTCGGCGATGGGCAGGTCTTTGGGGCTGCGGCCGATCGCCCATTCATAGCTGCCGGCGGCGGTGACGCTGCCGGGGGCGACGACATAGCCGTGATGGCAGCGCACGTCGATGCCGGCGGCGATGCCGCCGCGATCGCCCTGGCTGTTGGCCACGTCGCGCGGCGTGCGGAAGTAGAGATGCCGGCCGCCCGAGGGCGTGAGGGCCTCGACGGTCGCCGGCAGCTCGCCGTAAGCCATGAGCAGCATGTCGAGGCTGTCGGCGCCGCGCTTGCCGGGCTTCTGGTCGATGTCGAGCACGAGCAGGCCGTTGCCTGTCGCGATGCCGATGTTGTTCGGCTGCACGAGCCCGGCGGGGTCAACCCACCACTCGCGAATCTGTGTTGCGTCTTGCGTGGCGCGCGTCGGGAATCGGGAAATGGCTGGCAGCTTGTCGCGCTCGCGGAGGGGGAACACGCGGAAGCCACGGCCGGCGATGTCCAGCGCTGCGGAGAGCTTGTCGTCCAAGTCGATGTGTGCCATATCTTGAACCGTCTAGGCGGGCGAGTGCCTGGATCTCCTTGGCGGGAAGGGGAAGAGCCCGATGGGTCGACCATCGGGCTCTTTTTATACGCCGTCAACTGTTGCGAGATGCGAGAGGCGGCGATTCCTTCGGACGCGATTCGCGCAGCCTTCCCATGATCCGCGCGAGCGCGGCAACGCGCCGCTCGATGCAGGCGTCTATGTCCGGGCGGTCAGCCATTTCCTTCGCGATGGCAACGCCGCCGTGCACCTGCTTGTCGGGGCGATCGCCGAGCGTCACGGATACATAGGCGATGTACGGGCTGTCCGGGGGCAGCTCGTGCGCCCGGACGTTCCCGCACCAGCCACGCGCCGCGAACGCGGCGAGTAGCTTCCGTTGGACGGGATGACGCGAGCCGTCACTCATCTCGTCCCGCCTCCGTGGGTGCGGCGGCGTCGCCTCCTTCGGCGAAGCCCACGCGGGGCAACGTGACGGGAATGTTGCGCCGGCCGGTGAGGCCGCCGACGAAGGCGGCCTTGCGGCGCTTCTGCGCGAGGTATTCGGGGTCTTCGCGGAGCCGCGCGGCGTGCGCGGCCAGGGCGTCGATGTGCGACCGGGGCAAATTCAACCGGTGCGAGATCGACACCTGCGTGTTGGCGGAGTTGGCGTCGCTCCGGCGGATGGTCATTGTTCGAGCCTTTGGACGCGCACCGGCACGACCTCCCAATCGTCGACGTCTTCAACGTCGGGCGACCTCTTCGCCGCCGAGATTGCCGTGCTCGGGCCTTCGTAGAGTTGCGGGGTGTTGCCGGCGCTTCCATCGCGCAGCCTGCGCCGGAGGAATCCGCCGGTGTCCTTGCGCACGAGCACGTAGAGCGTGCGCTCCAGTGTCGGTTCGGTCATTGCAGGCGGCCGTTACCGGTTGAGCCCGAGCATGGGCACAGCGCCGCCGGGCACCATCGTGGTCGGGAGCTGGCCGTTCCAGCGCTCCGCCTGCACCAGGCCGACGAGGTTCGGATTGTCGCGCAGCGCCTCGCCGCGGGCGCGGATGGCCTGCGCCTCGGCCTCGCCGCGCAGCTTGATCGCATCCGCATCGGCCTGCGCCTGCGCACGGACGGCGTCGGCCTTGGCGGTCGCCTGGGTGACGGTGATCTCGGCCTGCACCTTCTCGCGCTCGGCGTTCTGGCGGAGCCGCTGCACCTCGACCTCGGCAAGCATGCGCTGTTCGATGCTGGCCTCGTAGGCGTCGCTGAAATCGAGGTTCTCGATCTGCACGCCGGTGATAATCACAGGCCCGGCGACGGCCTCGGCGATGGCCGCCCTCACCTCCGCGTTAAGGCGCTCGCGCTCCTGGATCGCCGTGACGGCATTGAAGCGGCCGAAGACCGTCTTGAGCTCCGACATGACACGCGGCTGGATCAGCCGGGCAACGACGGCCTCCTCGCTGCCGAAACGCGAGTAGATGTCCACGACCTGCTCGGGCACGAGTCGGTAGTTGACCGAGACCTGCATGTCGGCCGGCTGCTGGTCCCGGCTGTAGGCCGCGAGGCGCTCGTAGGTGACGATGCGGTCCTGCACGCTGAACGTCACGATGTCGTCGACGATCGGCATCTTGAAGCCGAGGCCGGGGCCGGCCACGCCGGTGACCGCACCGTTGCGCAGCAGGACGCCGCGCTCGCCCTGGTCGATGGTGTACCAGGAGCCGAAGAGGGTCGTGACGGCGGTGAAGAATGCCGCGACGGCAAGAGCCGCGATTGCGGGGGCACGCATGTAGAATCCTTTCTGAGAGGGGGAAAACGATCGCCTCGAGGGGGCGGACTCGAAGGGGTCGAACGGGTCTCGGCGCATGTCAGCGTTTCCTTGGCGGTTTGCGGTCGAGGAGTTGGAGCGCCCGGTAGATGCCGAGCGCCAGCAGGCCGGCGACCACGAGGCCGCCGATAAGCAGTAGGAGCTTCATGAGGGCTCTCCTTGGTGCGGGTGCGTTCTGCGCAAATTGCGCGAGTTGCAAAAATAGGATTGACAAAACCCTACAGGATTGTCAATCGTAAGGACATGACGACCACGTCGCTTTTGACCGAGATCGAGAGCTTCCTGCGGAGCCACGGCATGGGCCGGGCACGCTTCGGGCATCTCTGCGCCGGTGATCCCGACCTGGTCCGTGAGCTTGAGCGCGGACGTAAACCGCGGCCGAAGACTGAGCAAAAGATTCGATCATTCATGGAGAATTACGATGGCCGCATTCAAAAGCACCTCGGCCCGTAACGACTTCATCTTTTGGGGAACGCTGGCGACGTTCGCCGTTCCCGGTATTGTCCTCGGCGCACTCACCGGATGGGCTGAGGTATTCCTCGCCCTCGGTTGCTACCTGCTCGGCATGGTCGGGCTCGGCGCCGCGTGCTGGTTCACGCGGGGAGAGGACGATCTCTCGTGACGCAGTTTCTGGTGGAGCTGCTGGCCGCTGTGTTCTGCGTATGGCTGGCGCTCCACCTCTGCGCCGATTTCTTCCGTGACTAGAGGCAGTTGCGAATGAACACCCGCAAGGAAATCCTGGAAAAGGCGCTCGACGCCGTGAACAAGCGGCCCAAGGCCTACGGCCCACCGGCCGAGAATTTCGAGCGCATCGCGCGCCGCTGGAACGTCCATCTCCAGAACCGCGGCCTCACGCTGTGCGACAGTAACGGCGCGCCGGTCGCGCTCGACGCGGTCGACGTTGCGACGATGAGCGTCGACCTCAAGCTCGCACGGCTGGAGGAGACCCCGGACCACGAAGACTCGTGGGTCGACGTGGCCGGCTACGGCGCTTGCGGCGCCGAAGTTGCGCGAGTTGCGGCGAGTGCCGAAACGACAACGACCGCGCAGGAGGGGCCAGCGCCGAAGTTCAAGGTCGGCGATCGGGTCCGGCTGAGTAATCTGCCGCCCGATGCCCATCCGGGCATGCGCATCGGCTTTCTCGGTCGTGTGCTCCGTGCCCGCGAGTACGGTAGCATGCATGTTCTGGTCGAGTTTGACGAGGATTTCAACGGCCACGACGGCCACGACAGAGACGTGCGCGGCAAAGACGGCCATTGCTGGTGGTGTTCGCCGGACGTTCTGGAGGTTGTCGAAGAACCCGCCTGGAAACGTGCCAAGGTCGGCGATGTGGTGCGGTTCCGCGCCGGCTGCGACCTTCGTTCCGGCGAGGTTAGCGAGGTCGACGACACCCCAGGCGACCGATGGCGAGTAGCTGTCCGGGGCTTCGGGTGGGTTCATAACGACAACGTCGAGGAGATCGTCGCGTGACGGTCCTTGCGCTCGACCTCGGGACGACGACCGGATGGGCCTACGGCGCCGATGAGCGCGGCCTGCGCTGCGGCTTCTGGCGCCTCAAGGTCGGCCGCTACGACACCGTCAGCATGCGCTACGTCCGGTTCGAGCGGCACCTCGACGAGCTGCACAAGCTCGTGGGCTTCCGGCACGTCGTCTACGAGGAAGTGCGCAAGCACCGCGGCACCGATGCCGCGCACATCTATGGCGGTCTCCAGGCCACCCTCCTCCGCTGGTGCGAAACCCGCGGGGTGCCCTGCGAAGGCGTGCCGGTCGGCACCATCAAGAAGCATTGGACCGGGAAGGGCAACGCCTCGAAGGACCACATGCGAGCCGCCGCCGACGAGCGCGGATACGCGCATTCCGGCGACGAGAACGAGATCGATGCGTTGGCTCTCGCGCATTGGTACGTGGCGGAGCACCAGGCCTCGTCACCTGAAATCGAAGAGCTTTTGAAGTAGCCAAGGAGACTAGAGATGAAGAATATCGAGGTCGAAATCGGGTTCGACGAGGCCGTCGAGTACGGCAAGGTTTACGCCGCCAAGATGGGCGACCGCTCCGAATCCGACGTTATCAAGCAGGCGATCCTCGACATCTATGGCGCAACGCATGTCATCGCCTCCGCGCGCGCCACGAACATGCTGATCGAGGTGACGAAGAACATGGCGATCCGGGGCCGGCGCTTCCCTTCGGGGAGGACATGACCGGAAATCGGAGGAAGGCCGCCACAAATGCGTCTTGATTGTCGAGAGTTGCGAAAAATGAACGTTGCAGAAGACGCAGGCTTGTTTCCCTACCAGGAGGAAGGCGCCGCCTTCCTTGCGCGCGTCGGTCGCGGGTTGCTAGCGGACGACATGGGCTTGGGCAAGACGGCCCAGGCGATTGCGGCTGCGAAGAAAATTGCCGCGCGCCGCGTCATCATCGTGTGCCCCGCGTCGCTATGCGAGAACTGGAGGCGCGAGTTCAAGAAGTTCTGGCCCGGTTTCGGCGGGGAGTTGTTCGTCAAGTCCTACAACAAGGCGCACGACTTCGGCGGCGCGACGACTTGCGACGTCCTCATTCTCGACGAGGCGCACTACCTCAAGAACAAGGACGCCAAGCGCACCAAGGCGATATTCGGCCCGAAGTGTGACGGCAAGGGCGGCCTGGTCGAGCACGCAAAGCATGTCTTCCTGCTCACCGGCACGCCGACGCCGAACCATCCCGCGGAGCTGTGGCCGCTGGCGCGCGCCGTGTTCCCCGAGGCGATCCTCAACCCCAAGATTCCGGGCAAGCCATTGGCCTACTGGCCGTTCGTCGGCCGCTTCTGCAAGACGTTCGACAACGGCTTCGGCATCAAGATCACCGGCGGCAAGAACCTCAAGGAGCTGCGCCAGCGTATTGCCCCGTTCGTGCTCCGGCGCCGGAAGGAGGAGGTGCTCACCGACTTGCCGCCGATCCGGTTCGACACGCTGCCGCTCGAAGGCATCCGGTTGCCGGTAGCGCTCAACGATGCCGGGATGGTCGAATCGGACGTCATTCGAAAGACGCTCGCGGAGAAGGGCGTCGGCGGTCTCGCCGAGATCGCGCCCCATGTCGCGAGTCTGCGCCGTCTCACCGGCCTCGCCAAGGTAGCCCCCGTGGTCGAATGGGTGCGCGACTGGCTCGACGCGGGCGGTTCGAAGATTGTCCTGTTCGCTCACCACAAGGAAGTCATCGCTGCTTTGTCTGATGCGCTCGACCGCGCAGTCGTGGTCACGGGCTCGACGACTCCGGCGGTGCGGCAGGCGGTCGTCGACAGTTTCCAGAACGACCCCGCATGCCGCGTCTTCATCGGCCAGCTCCAGGCGGCCGGCACCGGCCTGACGCTGACGGCCTCGAGCGACCTCCTGTTCGTCGAAACATCGTGGGTGCCGGCGGAGAACCAGCAGGCCGCGATGCGCATCCACCGTATCGGCCAGCGCAACGCTTGCATCGTGCGCGTGGCCACCCTCGCCGGTTCGATCGACGAGGACGTCCAGAAAGCGGTCCTGCGGAAGATGCAGGACATCCGCTCTCTTTGGTCCTGATGTTGCGAGTTGGGAAAAAGGAAGAATCGCATGACCATCAAGCTCGAAATCACTGCCGCGGAAGGCCCGGAGCTGGCGCAGAAGCTGCTCGGCACCCTCGGCGCCTTCGCCCTCGCCGGCCGAGAGGCGCGTGTCACGCCGCCTCCGCGGGAGACGGAGGCGGAGCCGACGCCGAGCGCCCCGGCGCCCGAGGCGGCCGAGAAGCCGAAGCGCGCCACGAAGCGCACGAAGGAGGAGCCGGCCGAGAAGACCGTCGCCGAGCCCGTGCCGGAGGCCGAAGCGCAGCCGGAGGAGAAGTTCGAGGCGCCCCCCGCGGAGCCCGAAGAAGCGCCGGCCCATACCGCCGACGACTGCCGCGCGAAGCTCATGGAGGTGTGCAAGCGCCTGGCGCCGGAGATCGGTGTCGCCCTGTTCAGGAAGCATCTTCCGAAGGTCGAGAAGCCGAACATCTCGGCGCTCAAGGCGGACCAGTATGCCGCCTTCATCGCTGACGCCGACCGGGCGCTCGAGGCGCTCGCCGAGGCCGAGTCCCTCGCCGACGTCGACGAGAATGCGCGGCCGAAGGTCATCGCGACGGCGAAGGAGAACATCGGGTGACGACCTTCCGCACGAGCGAGATGGCCGTCATCGACAGCACCCGCGGCGACGTGATGGCGTTTTTCTTCGACGGCTATCTCATCCTCAACCAGGGGACGGTGTCGATCTACCTCGACGAGGACCGCGCCAAGGCCATCGCCAAGGAGCTGCTCGCCTACGTCGAGCGGAACGCGCTCCGTCAGGACGATGCGTCCGGGCCGGATCAGCAGGCCCTCCCCCTTGGCATCCAGGACATGCCGGACAATGCGTGAGCCGAACCCCATTGCGCTCGGGCTCGTCGCTGCCGCGACCATGATTGCGGCCGCGAAGACCGTCCCGACGCGCCGTCAGAAGTTCATGGCGGAAAATCCGCTGCCGGTCGTCGGGATTTCCCGGCATCGGCGGCTCGTCCCCCGGCGCCGGCACAAGCAGGCCGGCGAGCTCTACGACTTCGTTGAAGTGCCGATCAAGTACGAGCCGCAGCCGCCGGCACACCGGCGTTCCCGGTACTCGGGCGCGGCTCTTCGCAAGATCCGCAAGACCCATCGGTGACTAGGACAATATGCACATGTCTAGGGAAGCCAGACAAGCTGCTTGACGCCGCATAGGTCCATGATCCTAAATGTTCACTATTCGTTCACGGTGCTCCATGACCAAAGCGAAGGACAAACACGCCGAAGGCCGGGCGCACGCTGATCGCGCTCACGCCAAGTTGGCACCGTCAGCCGCCAGCCGTTGGGTGAACTGCCCCGGCTCCGTTCGGCTGTCGGCCGGCATCGAGTCCCGGTCGTCGATTTGGGCCGATGAGGGCACCGCGGCGCATACGCTGGCGGAGATGTGCCTCAATACCGGGTTCGACGCCGACCGCTTCCTCGACGGATGCGTCGACGTCAACACCGGCAGGGTGCACGAGACCATGCCGCCGCAGCTCGAAGGCAAGCCTCGCGTGTTCGCCATCGACGAGGAGATGGCAGGGGCGGTCCAAGTCTACCTCGACCTCGTGCGCAGCCTCGTGCAGGAGGGCGACGAGTACGAGACCGAGCAGCGGCTCGACCTGTCGTCGGTGCACCCGGACATCTTCGGCACGGGCGACTTCCTGCTCTACCGGCCGTCGACGCACAAGCTCGTCATCGTCGACTACAAGCACGGCAAGGGCGTCGCGGTCGATCCGCGCGAGAACAAGCAGCTCATGACCTACGCGGTGGGCGCGGCGCTCCGCTACCACAACCGCGGCATCGACGAGGTCGAGCTTATCGTCGTGCAGCCGCGCGCCGAGGGCGACGAGGTCAAGACGTGGAAGACCGACGCCGTCACCCTCCTCGAATGGCGGTTCGAGTTGGAGGCCGCCGCCAAGGCGACCGAGGAGCCGGACGCGCCGCTCCAGGCCGGCGAGTGGTGCAAGTTCTGTCCCGCTCTCCCCGACTGCCCGGCCAACCGGGCGCGCCGCGCCGAGCTGGCGCGGATCGAGTTCGCCGAGGATGGAGAGCTGAAGTTGTCCGAGCCTTCGACGATCGCCCCGGAGCGGTTGGCCGCCATCCTGCGGGAGGCGCACCTCTTCAAGGACTGGTTCCGTCGCGTCGAGGAGTTCGCCCACGCAGAGGCCACCGAAGGCCGCATGCCGCCGGGGTTCAAGCTGGTGGCCAAGCGCGCCACACGCCGGTGGCGCGACGAGGACGAGGCGGCGAGTTACCTGTCGATGGTCTACGGCCTCGACGATGAGGCGCTCTACGAGCGCAAGATGCTGTCCCCGGCGAAGGCCGAGACGGTAATCGGCAAGAAGAATAAAGACGACATTAAGCACCTCGTCGTCAGCAAATCATCTGGCACGAACCTTGTTCCAGAAGAAGACAAGAGACCGGCGGTTCGTGTGGACGCGAAAACCGAGTTTGCGGAGGCTTGATATGCGCAACACGGAACCGATCCTGGCGACAATCGAGGCCGTCCTGCGGCAGAAAGCGTGGGCGTTCTCGCATGTGGTGATGGGGAGCTTCGAGGGGCTGGAGGTTCCTATCGTCGTCCTGCACAACGGCGACGTTGTTCTGCTGCTTCTGAACGACCAGGAGATCGCCACCACCGTGGCCGGCGACTCCTCGGCTATCGCCGCTGCGCTCGACGGCATGGAAGAGGCCTTCCGCGAGAGCGGATGCATCGCCGGGATGCGCGCGCACTAGCAGATTCCCCGACATCCCCGCCAACCAGTGGAATCGGCGCTCACGTGCCGGAGCCGTGCTCAAAGTGTGAGATCGATGTTGTGAATTGAGAAAAGGGAAAATTCGCATGGCTATCAATCCGTTGGTCTGCCGCATCAGCCAGAAGACCGGCAACATCATCACGCCGCGTATCCGCATGGTATACCCGGCCCTGTTCAAGCCGTGGGCGCCTCGCGGGAGCGACCAGGAACCGAAGTTCCAGCTCACGATCCTCGTCCCGAAGGCGGCCGACATCGCCCTCCTCAAGAAGGGCGCCCAGGACGCGGCGTTTGCCGAGTTCGGCAAGGACGCCAAGGGGGTGAAGACGCCGTTCATCAAGACCGAGGAGCAGGAGCGGTTCGCCGACTACGCGGACGAGTACCCGACCATGATCCGCGCCCGTTCGAACGAGCGGCCGGGCGTGGCCGACCGCGAGGGCAAGGACGTCTTCGAGGACCGCGCCGACGAGGTCTACGGCGGCCGGTGGGCGTTCGTGTCGCTGCGGCCGTATGCGTGGAAGCACCCGACCGGCGGCAAGGGTGTCAGCTTCGGCCTCCAGAACGTCCAGCTCCTCGAGGACGACGAGCCCATCGGCGGCGGTCGCGTGGCCGCGTCGAGCGAGTTCGAGCCGGTCGAGGGCATCGGCGGGGACGACAGCGAGGACGCGGCGTCGCTTTTCGTGTGACCCGCTTGTTGGGAGTTGCGAAAATGAAGGTCATTCCGCGCAAGAAGACCTTCGAGAGCATCACGGCCGGACTCTCGAAGATGGTCGATGACCTGCTGGCGTTCGCCGACAGGGAGAAGACCGAAGGCCAGCGCAAGCTCGTCGAGAGCGGTCGGCTGATGGCCGAGCACGAGGCCCACAACCGTGAGGCCGACCGTGCGAAGGCAACGGCCGACAAGATCAAGGGGCTCCTGGCATGAGCGAAGGAACCCCCTCGATCGGGCACAACTCCGGCGCCGTCGCGACCGAGGAGCTGCGCAGCTATCAGCAGCGCATCGAACGGCTGGAGGAAGAGGCCAAATCGGTTCGTGACGACATGAAGGAGGTCTACGCCGAGATGAAGGCCCGCGGGTTCGACGTGAAGGCGTTCAAGGAGGCCCGGCGCCGCCAGAAGCAGGAATCGGACTTCCAGGCGGTCGTCGAGCTGTACGAGGAGCACCTCCTCTCCGAGATGCTGGCCTGAACGTGACGGGGGCTACGGCCCCCGTCCGCCCTCTTTGTTGCGAGTTGCGAAAATGAGAGTCCTCATCGCTTGCGAGTTCTCGGGCATCGTGCGCCGGGCGTTCGCCGCCCGCGGACACGACGCATGGTCGTGCGACCTGCTACCGGCCGAGGACCGGAGCAACAAGCACCTTGTCGGCGACGTGCGGAACTACCTCAACGACGGGTGGGATCTGCTCATGGTCGCGCACCCGCCGTGCACCCGTCTGTGCAACTCCGGCGTCCGTTGGCTCAAAGTGCCCCCGCCTGGCCGCACGGCCGAGGAGATGTGGCGGGAGCTGGATGAAGGCGCCGACCTCTTCTCGGCCTGCTGGAATGCGCCCATCCCCCGGATCGCTGTCGAGAACCCGGTCATGCACCGGTACGCGAAGGAGCGCATCCGCAACTATCAGCCGCCGGCGCAAACGGTGCAGCCCTGGTGGTTCGGAGACCCCTTCTTCAAGGCAACGAGCTTCTACCTCAAAGGGCTTCCCCCGCTCGTCCCCACCAAACGACTGATCCCTCCGAAGCCGGGCACCCCGGAGCACCGCGCGTGGTCGCGCGTGCATCGGGCGCCCCCAGGCCCCGACCGATGGAAAGAGCGGTCCCGAACGTTTCCCGGCATCGCCGAGGCCATGGCTGACCAATGGGGCTCACTTCGCCCCTGATGTTGCGAGTTGCGAAAATGGACACCCGCAAAGGCGACTGGATGCAGACCTACACGGGCCGCCAGTTCTGGCCACTCGATCCCCGCCCCGACGACGTCGACATCGACGATATCGCTCACGCGCTCGGGAATCTGTGCCGCTACAACGGCCACTGCCGCGCCTTCTACAGCGTCGCCGAGCACAGCGTCCTCGTCGCCGAGCGCGCATCGCCGCCGAACAAGCTGGCCGCGCTGCTGCACGACGCGGCCGAGGCCTATCTGTGCGACCTGCCGCGGCCCGTGAAGCGGAGCGTCAGCGGCTACGCCGAGGCCGAGGCGGCCGTCGAGCGGGCGATCGCCGCGAAGTTCGGCGTGCCCCACCCGTGGCCGGCCGAGGTCAAGGATCTCGATAACCGGATCCTGCACGACGAGAAGGCGCAGCTCATGAGGCCGGAGCCGGCCCCGTGGCGCCTGCCAGGCGAACCCCTCGGCGTGACGCTGCACCTGTGGAGGCCGAAGGCCGCCGCGGCGCACTTCAAGCTCATGTTCTACCGGCTCGTGAACGGGGCGCCGCAGTCATGGCTGTCCTGAACGCGATGCTTTCCGGCGGCGAGCGCCGGAGTGATGACTTCTACCCGACGCCGCCCGAGGCCACCCGTGCGCTCTTGCCTTGGATCGAGGACTTCCCCCGCGGGGTGTGGGAGCCGGCCTGCGGCGACGGCGCCTTGGCGGAGGTGCTGCGCAAGGCCGGTTACGCTGTAACGCCCACCGACCTCGTCGACCGCGGCTACGGCAAGGGAGGTATCGACTTCCTCGGGACGCGTAGCGCATGGGGCGCCGCGATCGTCACCAACCCCCCGTTCAAGCTCGCGCAGCAGTTCATCGAGCACGCCGAGCGTCTCGGCATCGGGCACATGGCCCTCCTGCTCAAGAGCAATTTCTGGCAGGCCAAACGCCGCGCGCCGCTCTTCCGCCGGTGGCGCCCGCACCAGATCCTCGCGCTCAACTGGCGCCTTGATTTCACGGGTGCCGGCGCCCCGCACACCGACTGTATGTGGTGCATCTGGCGGCCGGCGGGGCTCGGGATCGTCTCCTACGACATCGTCGACAAGCCGGGGGGCGCGGCATGAAGCACATCCTCCACCGCGACTACGAGACCCGATCCGTCGTCGATCTCCAGGCCGCCGGCACCCACGCCTATATGGAGCACGCCACAACCGACGTCTGGTGCTGCGCCTACGCCGTCGACGAAGGGCCGGTAAAGTTGTGGGTGCCCGGCGATCCGGTGCCCGACGAGTTCGTCGAAGCCGCCGAAAACCCGGATTGGCTGGCGTATGCCCACAACGCGGCGTTTGAACGCCTCGCCGAGCACTACATCATGGCCCCGCGCTACGGCTGGCCGGAAATCCCGCTGGAGCGGCAGCGCTGCACGATGGTGATGGCGCATGCGATGGCGCTACCGGGCTCGTTGGAGAACGCTGCCCGCGCGCTCGGGCTCGACGTCCAGAAGGACACCAAGGGCCGCGCGCTCATGCTCCAGATGTGCCGGCCGCGGAAGGGGCCGGACCCGAAGTGCTCCTATTGCGACGGCACCGGCGAGTTCTACGGCAACCTCGGCCTCGCCTGCGGCTGCATCCAGTGGTGGGATGAGCCGGAGAAACGCGAGCGCCTCTACACCTATTGCCAGCATGACGTCGAGGTCGAGCGCTCCCTTCACAAGCGCCTTGTGCCCCTCACCCCGTCCGAGCTGGCGCTGTGGCACCTCGACCAGAGCATCAACGATCGCGGCGTCTATGTCGACGTCGCCATGTGCGAGAGCGCCAAGCGCATCGTGAAGGCCACGGCCGAGCGCCTCGACAAGGAAATGGCGCGCGTCACCGAGCAGCGCGTGACTGCATGCTCGCAGGTTCAGAAGCTCCTTGAGTTCGTGAAGCTGCGCGGCGTCGACGCGACGAGCCTGTCGAAGGACACGCTCACCGACATCCTAGTGCGCGACGACCTGCCGGCCGACGTGCGCCGCGCGCTGGAACTGCGCCGGCAGGCGGCCAAGGCCAGCGTGTCGAAGATCAACGCGCTCATGGCCGGCAAGAGCAGCGACGGCCGCTCGAAGATGATGCTCCAGTTCCACGCCGCGTCCACCGGGCGGTGGGCCGGCCGGCGATTCCAGCCGCAGAACCTCATGCGGCCGGAAGACGGCTTCGACGTCGACCAGGCCGTCGAGGCCATCCTCGTCGGCGACCTCGACGTCATGGACATGATGTACGAGGAGCCCATCTCGGCGGTGGCGAATTGCATCCGCGGCACCGTCATCTCCGCGCCGGGCACCCGGTTCGTCACGGCCGACTTCGCGAACATCGAAGGGCGCGGCATCGCGTGGCTGGCCGGGGAGCGCTGGAAGCTCGACGCATTCCGGGCATATGACGCCGGCACCGGCCCGGACCTCTACAAGGTCGCGGCCGGCGGCATCTTCGGCGTGCCACCGAGCGAGATCGGCAAGGACAGCCGGCGCCAGATCGGCAAGGTCTCCGAGCTGGCGCTCGGCTACCAGGGCGGCCCGGCGGCTTTCCGCACCATGGCAAAGACCTACGGCCTCAAGATCGAGGAGTATTTCGACATCGTCATGGAGGCGGCCGACCCGCGGTTCGTCGACGAGGCGCACGAGGCATGGGATGCCTACGGCAAGTCCTCGGGCATCGCCAAGCGGGCGTGGCTTCCGGCCGAGGTCGTCAAGCGCGCGTGGCGCCACAAGCACCCGCGGATCGTGTGCTACTGGCAGGATCTCGAAAACGCGGCCATCGAAGCGGTCGAGCATCCCGGCAAGGTCGTTCCGGTTCTCGACGAATACGGCGACCCCTACGCCGCTCCGGTCAAGTTCCGCGTGGCCGGCTCGTTCCTGTGGCTGCTCCTGCCGAGCGGACGGCCGCTCTGCTACCCCTACCCGAAGCTTGTCGAGAAGGCGACGTCGTGGGGCACGACAAAGCGGACGCTCCAGTACATGGGCGTCGACAGCCGCACCCACAAATGGGGCGAGCAGTACACCTACGGCGGCAAGCTCGCCGAGAACGTGACGCAGGCTATCGCTCGCGACGTGCTCGCCGATTCCATGGTGCGCCTGGAGGCCGCCGGTTATCCGATCGTGCTCACGGTCCACGACGAGGTTGTCGCCGAGCGCGCCCTCGGTGAGGGCTCGCTGGAGGAGTTCGAGCGCATCATGGGCGAGGTGCCGGCATGGGCCGCCGGCCTGCCGATCGCCGTCGAGGGATGGGAAGGCACGCGCTACCGCAAGTAGCGCGCCCGAAGTGTTGTGAGTTGGGAAGAAAGGAAAGACGCAATGCCGACACCTCCGATCAACGAGAACGAGTCCCGGCGCCGGAAGGAGGCCATCGAGGCGGCGCTCCGGGGCGGCGCCAACCCCTTCAACGTCGACATGGGCGGCCGGGGTTCCGCGGTGCAGGTCGCGGCCAGGATGCTCGGGATCCACGATGCGACGCTTACCAATTGGGTCCGGCGCCAGCGGCAGCTTGCCGAGGCCGGCAAGCCGAACTTCGAGCCCGACTGGAGCCTCTTCCGATCCGGCGCTGTGGCCGCGCAGCCGCGCGAGGATCTCGCCGCCAAGGTGGCCGCGGCGCTACGCACCGCGCCCGCCTCGCTGGAGGAGCTGTCGTCGCGGTTCGGCATCACGGCCGCGCAGGCTCTCTCGGCGGTCGAGACGCTCCGCAGCACCGGCGTGTCGGTCATGCTGGTCGGCGAGCGCTTCGAGGTGGCGCGGCAGCATCAGCCGGCATGGACGGCCGGCGAGCCGCTGCGCATCTACACCGACGCCAACAACCGCCTCGTCTTCGGCGCCATCGGCGACAATCACGCCGGATCGAAGTACAGCCGGTGGGATGTGGTCGACGACCTCTACGACCGGTTCGCCGCGGCCGGCGTCGAGCATGTGTTCCACACGGGCAACTGGATCGACGGCGAGGCGCGGTTCAACAAATACGATATCGACACGGCGGGACTCGACAACCAGTGCCGCGAGCTGGCGAACCGGTGGCCGGAGCGGGAGGGCATCTCGACCTACGCCGTGTGGGGCGACGATCACGAGGGCTGGTATGCGCAGCGCGAGGGCGTCGACGTCGGCCGCTACTGCCAGTCGACGTTCCGCCAGGCGGGGCGCGAGGACTGGCATGACCTCGGCTTCATGGAGGCGCACGTCGAGATCGTGAACGCCAACACCGGGAAGTCGGTCATCATGGCCGTTGTGCACCCCGGCGGCGGCACTGCCTACGCCCTCTCCTATCGGCCGCAGAAGATCATCGAATCGCTGGAAGGCGGCACGAAGCCGGCCATCATCCTGCTCGGCCACTACCACAAGCTCGACCCCGGCCTGGTGCGGAACGTCTGGTATCTCCAGACCGGATGCTGCCAGGACCAGACCCCGTTCATGCGCAAGAAGTCGATCGAGGCGCACGTCGGCGGCGCTATCGTCGAGATTGAACAGGATCCAGCCACCGGCGCGATCATCGGTTTCAACCCCGGCATGATCCGCTACTTCAACCGGGGCTACTACGCCGGCCGGGATCAGTGGTCGCACCACGGGCCGGTGGCCCAGGTGCCTCGCAGCGTGGGCGGCGTGTAG